CTTAAATTTTTCTCCGGCGGATATTTTCAAAAAACATTTCTAACCTTTTAGCCCATGGGTGTATACACAGCATCGAGTTTCTGCTCCTTTGACGATGTAACTGCCCATGAGAATGTTCTCAAAAGTGTGTACATTCATGGTCTAAAGGGTTAGAAAGAGGGCAGTAAATAATTAAAAGTTGAGTGAAAGGAGTTACAAATGGCTGGAAAAAAGCAGGAAACTTCACAGCCAAATCAAAATAGCAGTCCTCGAATGCCTAGTATGACACCAGAAGCACGCGAATCCAGAATGATAGCTTTAGCTATGGATCAAGCAGAACAAGAGTTAAAGGAAGGACGTGCTAGTTCTCAGGTTGTCACACATTTTTTAAAGCTAGGCACAATAAAAGAGCAGCTAGAATTAGAAAGATTAGAAAAAGAGAACCGTTTATTAGAAGCCAAGACAAAAGCATATGAATCAGCAAGCCATTCTGAAGAATTATACATGAATGCTATTAAAGCCTTTGGAATATATTCGGGTAATATACCTAATGATGAAAACATACAATGAACTTTTGTTATTAAATACTTTTGATGAACGGTTTGACTATTTAAAATTAAATGGTTTGGTTGGCGAAGAAACATTTGGTTATAGTAGATATTTAAATCAGATACTATATAGATCGCCGGAATGGAAAAAACTAAGGCAAGATATTATTTGCCGAGATAATGGATGTGATTTAGCATTACCAGGTTATGAAGTAAATGGTAAAATAATAATACATCATATAAATCCTATTACTTTAAAGGATATAGAAGAACGGAATCCTTTAATTTATGACATGAATAATTTAATAACAGTTTCATTTATGACGCACCAGGCAATACATTATGGAGATAAAGATTTATTGCTGCATGATCCTATAATTAGAATGCCAGGTGATACAAAATTGTGGTAAGGAGATAATTATGCTATCAAACACAGCAACCCCAAAATATTATGGGCAATTTAGGGATGCTGTATTAAAAGGAGAAGTACCCGTATGCGAAACTATCTCGATGGAGATGAATCGAATAGATGATTTGATTAGAGATCCGCGTTATTACTATGATCCGCAGCCAGTAGATGCATTTATTGCATTTTGTGAACAAGAATTAGTACTGACTGATGGTTCAGATGTAAAATTGCTTGATACATTTAAATTATGGGCCGAACAAGTATTTGGCTGGTATTATTATATAGACAGGCATATCTATATACCAAGCCAAAATGGAAATATGGGAAAAGGCCATTATGAAAATAGATCAATTAAAAAGCGGTTAATCAATAAACAATATTTGATAATCCCTAGAGCAGGAGCAAAATCATTATATGATGCGTTTATTCAAATGTATTTTTTAACAGTAGACACTACAACAACGCATCAAATTACAACTGCTCCAACAATGAAGCAAGCAGAAGAAGTAATGGGTCCTTTACGTACAGCTATAGTTAGGTCCAGAGGACCATATTTTAAATTCTTGACACTCGGCTCCCTACAAAATACAACTGGCAGCAAAGCTAATAGACAAAAATTGGCTTCAACAAAAGAAGGTATACAAAATTTCTTAACTAATTCTCTTTTAGAAATTAGACCTATGACAATAGATAAACTTCAGGGTCTAAGATGCAAATGTGCAACAGTCGACGAATGGCTGTCATGCGATATTAGAGAAGATCCAGTTGGTGCTATCGAACAGGGCGCTGCAAAAGGCGGATTACCAGATTATTTGATAGTCGCAACATCTTCGGAAGGTACCGTGCGTAATGGCATAGGCGACACCATGAAGATGGAATTAATGGAAATTTTAAAGGGCAATTATAAAAACCCGCACGTTTCTATCTGGTATTATAAATTAGATAATGTTGAAGAAGTTGGCATGCCTAATATGTGGATTAAGGCTCAGCCGAATCTTGGAATAACAGTATCATATGAAACATATCAACTTGAAGTAGAAAGAGCAGAAAATGCTCCGGCCGCAAGAAATGATATATTAGCTAAAAGATTTAATATACCTCTTGAAGGTTATACATATTTCTTTACTTATGAAGAAACCATTCCCTTCAAGAGACGTGAATTTTGGAAAATGCCATGCTCGCTTGGAGCCGATCTTTCACAGGGAGACGACTTCTGTGCATTTACATTTCTCTTTCCTTTGTCGACGGGCTGCTTTGGCGTAAAAGTACGTAGTTATATCACCTCCTTGACACTCAATAAATTGCCGGCAGCCCTTAGACTTAAATACCAAGATTTTATAGAAGAAGGAAGTCTTGTTATTTTAGAAGGAAATATTTTAGATATGGAGCAGGTATATGATGATTTAGATAATCATATAGCAAAATGTGAATATGATGTAACAAGTTTTGGTTTCGACCCTTACAATTCGCTTTATTTTGTGGATCGTTGGGAAAAAGAAAATGGACCTTATGGCATGATTAAGGTGCCTCAGGGTGTAAAAACAGAATCAGTTCCGTTAGGCGAGATCAAAAATCTTGCTTCTGAGCGAATGCTGATATTTGATGAAGCATTAATGTCGTTTTGTATGGAGCATTGTATAGCCCTTGAAGATACAAACGGCAACCGGAAGCTTTATAAGAAAAGACGAGCCGAGAAGATCGATAATGTGGCAGCCCTCTTGGATGCACTAGTAGCTTATAAAGCTTTTAAGGATGCCTATTATTAGTATAGTGAGGTAAAATTATGTGGTATATTGCGATCGAAGAAAACACCGATTATCTAGTTCATCACGGCATTAAAGGCCAAAGATGGGGCCGCCGCAGATATCAAAATGAAGACGGTTTACTAACAGTCACTGGAAAATCTAGATATACCTCTAAGCAATTTAATCGTGATAAAGGTGTATATGGAAAAAGCACGGCCAAAAGATTTGCAAAAAAACTAAATAATGATAAGAATCAGTCCGTTCAAGGTTTGCGTTCTAAAGAAGCAGACAGAATAGACAAATTTAGGAAAGTAGCAAAAGCGGCAGGAGCTCTTGGATCTATGGGCGGAGCAGTTGGAGGATATTTAGCTGGCAAGGCTATAATTAATAATTTAAAATATAAAAAACATGTTGCTACCTATGGAGCAAATAAAATGTTTGCTACAGTAGCCGTTACTAATCCAATGGTTAAAGCGTATGTTCCTGTTGGCGCTGGAGCTGTAGGTTCAATTCTTGGTAAAATTGGAACGGAGTCATTGGTAATGGCTATTGGAGGCTATTCTCCACTAAAATTAAGAAAGTAGAGGTTGTATCATGTCTAAATTTTCAGAACGTTTAAAGCATGCGTGGAATGCTTTTATGAACAAAGACCCCACTATTGAAACTTATAGAGATATTGGAGTAGGCTATGGTTTTAAACCGGATAAATTATTTATAAGACCATCATCGGAAAGATCTATAATTAATACTATAATTAATCGCTTTGCTGTTGACTGCGCTTCTATAGATGTAAAACATGTGCGATTAGATAATAATAATCGATATTTAGAAACCATGGATTCCAAATTTAATCAATGTTTAAGTGTGGAAGCTAATATTGATCAAACTGGCCGAGCGTTATTAGAAGATATCGTTATATCTATGTTAGATGAAGGTGTTGTAGCCGTTGTTCCAACTGATACTACTCTTAATCCAAAAACAAGTTCATATGACATATTGGAGATGAGAACAGGAAAAATTATACAATGGTACCCAAAACATATTCAAGTACGTTTATATAACGAACAAAATGGACAAAAAGAGGACATTATACTTCCTAAAGCACAAGTGGCTATTATAGAAAATCCGTTTTATCAGATTATGAATTCCCCAAATTCTACAATGCAACGTTTAAAAAGAAAATTGTCATTACTTGATACAGTAGATGAACAGAATGCTTCTAAAAAACTTAATATGATAATTCAGTTGCCTTATACAGTTAGAAATGAATTAAAGAAAAAAGAAGCAGAGCAGAGAAAATCTGATATGGAAAAGCAGTTGGCAGAATCTAAATATGGCGTTGCGTATCTTGATGGAACAGAAAAGATTACCCAATTGAATAGGTCTTTAGATACAGGTTTACTAGACCAAGTTAAATATTTGACAGAAGAATTACTTACTCAATTGGGAGTAACATTAGAGATTCTAAACGGTACTGCAAATTCAGATACAATGACTAATTATTATAATAGAATTATTGAACCAATAATGACGGCCATATGTGAAGAATATATAAGAAAATTCTTAACAAAAACTGCTAGATCACAAAAGCAATCCGTAAAATTCTTCAGAGACCCGTTCAAGTTAGTACCTGTTGACAAAATGGCCGATTTAGCAGACAAGTTTACAAGAAATGAAATTCTTACATCTAATGAAGTTCGTCAAATTGTTGGTATGCTCCCTTCACAAGATCCAAATGCCGATGTACTTAGAAATAAGAATATTTCAGCATCAGATGAGCAACTAATGGATCAAGTAGATATTAACGGAAATCCTGTTGGATCAAAAACCGATCAAAATGGGGGACAGTTGCAAGATGAAGATCCAGAATTAGATGAACTTATAAATAATATGACTGAAGAAGATTTTAAAAAATTAAATGAAGAAGACCAGCAATTTATTTTAGACTATATGAAAAGGAAGGAGGCTAAATAAAAATGCCAAAAAGACAAAGAGATTATGATTTTTGTGGTTGGGCTACTAGAAATGATGTCAAATGTTCTGATGGTAGAACGATCAAAAGAGATGCTTTTAAGGACGACGACGGCACAATTGTACCTTTAGTTTGGAACCACGACCATGGGGATCCGAATAATGTTTTAGGTCATGCTGAGCTTAAAAATAGGCCAGAAGGAGTTTATGCCTATTGTAAACTTAATGACACAGAAAGTGGAAAAACTGCTAGAGAATTAATCAAACATGGAGATGTTACAAGATTATCAATTTATGCTAATAAATTAAAGCAGAATGGTGGAGATGTTATTCATGGTTCCATTAAAGAGGTTTCATTAGTACTTGCCGGTGCTAATCAGGAAGCAAAAATCGAGGATGTTTTTATGCATTCGGATACCGATGAACCCGAATCTGCATTAATTCGTACAACTAGAGATGGTGATTTATGCCATTCAGATGAAGAATTAGAAGCTGAAGAAAAAAAGCTAGAAGATGAAGAAGATGATAAAAAAGATGATGAAAAAAATGAAGAAGTAGAAGAAAAAGTAGAAAATAAAAAAGAAATTGAACACTCTGATGAGAAAGGAGAAAATAAAATGGCTGGTAATGAGACAGAATCAAAAGAAGAAACCGTTGAAGAAATATTCAATTCAATGAGTGACAAGCAGAAAGACTGTGTTTATGCACTTGTTGGTGCGGCAGTAGAAGAAGCTAAAGGTGCAAATGATGATAATGGAGGCAAAGAAGATATGAAACATAATGTATTTGACAATGACGAGAGAGATGAAAAAATGGTTTTAAGCCATTCTGAGATTGAAGCTATTTTTGCAGACGCAAAGAAACATGGATCTCTTAAAGAATCCGTATTAGCTCATACCGACAACTATGGTATTCAGCAACTTCCCAGTTCCTATTCTGATACTACTTATGGTATTGATGCGCTGTTTCCTGATTATAAGGAACTTAATACTCCGCCCGAATGGCTTAAAAGAGAAACTGATTGGGTAGCTGGTGTAATGTCCTCAGTTCATCATACTCCTTTTAGCCGTATTAAGACGACATATGCTGATATTACCGAAGATGAAGCAAGAGCTAAAGGTTATATGAAGGGTAACTTAAAGAAGGAAGAAGTATTTACTCTGTTAAAGAGAACTACGGATCCTCAGACCATTTATAAGAAACAGAAACTTGATCGTGACGATATTATCGATATCAATAGCTTTGATGTTGTTGCATGGATCAAGGGTGAAATGAGAATGATGCTTAATGAGGAAATTGCTCGTGCTATCCTCGTTGGCGATGGACGTATTCCTTCTTCTGACGATAAGATTCAGGAACAGCATGTTCGCCCTGTATGGACAGATTCTGAATTATTCTCAATCCACGATGTAAAAGATACTAAGGGAATGACTCCTCCTCAGAAAGCTAAAGATTTTATTAAGAGATGTATTAAGGCTCGTAAGGATTATAAGGGATCTGGCAATCCTGTAATGTATACTACTGAAGATTGGCTTACAGAAATGCTGTTGCTTGAAGATAATATCGGTAGAGCACTGTATGATTCCGAGAGTGTCCTGGCTACAAAGCTTCGTGTATCTAAGATTGTTACTGTTCCTGTAATGGAAGGCCTTACCAGAACTGTTGACGGAGTAGAAAGAACTCTTGATGCTATTATCGTTAATCTTAAAGATTATAATGTCGGCGCAGATAAGGGTGGCGATATCAATATGTTTGAAGATTTCGATATCGATTACAACCAGCAGAAATACTTAATTGAAACCAGAATTTCTGGCGCATTAATTAAGCCTAAGGCAGCCATCGTTCTTGAATCTTACGATTCCACAACCGAATCAAATGACGATGAAGGCGAAGATGGTGGAAATGGCGAAGGCTAATTTTAAGAGGTGAAAGATATGGCAAAGTATTATGGTAAAATCGGCTATGTAATATCTCAAGAAACCAAGCCCGGTGTATGGGAAGAAATACCTGTTGTAAAGCAATATTGCGGCGAACAATTAAATACTAGATCTAAATGGCAGACATCAAGCCATCTTAATGACAACATAGATATTTCAAATCAGTTGAGTATCGTAGCCGACCCCTTTGCCTATCAGAACTTTCACAATATTCGTTATGTAGAATTCCAGGGATGTAAATGGAAAGTAACAAGTGTTGAAATTCAGCGTCCAAGATTGATATTATCAATTGGGGGTGTGTATAATGACCGAGACTGAAAAAAGATTACAGTTGCATTCCAAGTTTAAAGAAATTCTTGGAAGTGGAAATGTATATTTTCAACCACCTGAGACTATGAAAATTAAGTATCCGTGCATTATTTACTATAAAAATGCATATCCAGTTAGATATGCAGATGATCAAGTATATAAGGCAAAGCAAAATTATACGGTAACAGTGGTTGATTCTGATCCAGATTCAGAAATTCACTATAATATTCAGAATGCTTTCCAATATTGTAGAGTAGACTCATATTATAGAAGTAATAATTTGAATCATACAAAATTAACGTTATATTATTAGGAGGTAATAAACATGTCAAGATTAACATGGGATGAAACTGGAGAACGCCTTTATGAAACTGGTATTAAAAAGGGCGTACTTTATCCGTATGACACTACAAGTAAAAAATATGCACCTGGCGTAGCATGGAATGGATTAACTTCATTCTCAGAGTCTCCTAGTGGTGCTGAACCTAATGATCTGTATGCTGATGACCAGAAGTATCTTAGCTTATACTCTGCAGAACAGCTTGGCGGAACCATTGAAGCATATACTTACCCTGATGAGTTTATGGCTTGTGACGGTTCAGAAGAAGTTGCAACTGGTGTAATTATTGGACAGCAGTCGAGAAAAGCATTTGGTTTCTGCTATAGATCTACTGTTGGTAATGATACCGACGGTAACGATTATGGCTATAAATTGCATTTAATTTATGGCTGTAAAGCATCACCGTCTGAGAAACAGTATCAGACTATCAACGATAGCCCGGAGGCAAATACTTTCTCTTGGGAAATTACAACCAACCCTGTAGATGTACCTGGAAAGAAGCCGACATCTATTCTTGTTATTGATAGTACTAAATGCACTACCGAACATGCGAAGGCAGCACTTACAGCATTGGAAAATATTCTGTACGGAGGCGAAAATACAGAACCTGAAATGCCGTTGCCTGCAGATATTATCAGAATGTTCACCGAGACTGAAACCGTTACTTTAACTTTCAACGCTAATGGCCATGGAACGGCTCCTGAAGCAGAGACTGTAACTAAGGGAACGGCAGCAACTGCACCCGCTGATCCTGTAGCAGATGGCTATACATTTGGCGGTTGGTATGAGGAAGCAGCTTGCACTAATGCATTCAGTTTCGCTACTGTACTTAATGCTAATAAGACTGTTTACGCTAAGTGGACTGAGTCTGAAGGCTAATCAAAATGTCAAAATGGGGGTATTTCTTAATAAGATTTACCCCCCTCTCTTTTTTTTTGTAAAATAATTAGGCAGGTTTAGAAAGGAGTTATTTATGTACAAACTTACATTAACGTATAATAATTATAATGATGAAGAAGTAACCGAGGATCTTTATTTTAATTTAAGCAAAGCTGAGCTTTTAGAAATGAATTTTCAAGCAAAAGGTGGCTTAGAAAATTATTTGAGAAGTATTATCAATGCTAGAGATACAGCTACTTTATCTAAAATTTTTAAAGAATTGTTGCTTAAATCGTATGGCGAGAAAACTCCAGATGGCAAGCATTTTATGAAAAATGATACCATAAGAAACGAATTTGAATGTTCAGTTCCTTTCGAAGAGCTGTATACCAAGTTTTCTACAAATGCGGAAGCAGCAGCCGAGTTTATTAATAATATTATTCCTAAGGAAATTAGGGAAAAATATGCTGAAATGGAAAAAGATGGAACGTTACCGTCCTTAGAAAATAAATAGTTTTATTAGGAGAATAGTATGCTAAAAATAGAAGTTAAAGGAAAAGAAGTATACGATGAAACAACTAACACATTCATTTATACTGAAGACACAATTCTACTTTTAGAGCATTCTCTAAAATCCCTATCTGAATGGGAATCTATCCATAAAGAGTCTTTTATGGAAAAATTTTCTAGTAACCAAATGAATGCTAAAGATATATCAGATTATATAAAGTGCATGGTAATAGAACCCGAAGATGTCTCAGATGATATAATATTATCCATGACTAAAGAAAATTTGGAAAATATTATAAATTATATAAATGACAGCAAAACTGCAACTACATTTAATGATAGACAAACTAAAGAGTATACTAATAGATTTAGTAAAAAAGAAATAATCACTGCTGAAATAATTTATTATTGGATGATAGCATTAGAAATTCCGCTAGAATGCGAAAATTGGCATTTAAATAAATTATTAACATTAATAAGAGTATGCTCGATAAAGAATTCTCCAAATGGCAAAAAGATGTCAAAAAGAGAGATATTAGCAAGTAATAAAGCACTAAATGCCCAAAGACGAGCTAAATTAGGAAGTAAAGGTTAAAAAGGTGGAAAATATGTCTGAATATATTATAGCAAATGAAGAAAACATTAATTATTTAGCTCACCATGGTATTAAAGGACAGAAATGGGGTGTTCGTCGGTATCAAAATGCTGACGGCACCCTAACTGCTGATGGAAAGAAAAAATACGGGACTGTTGAAAATTTTAATAAAGCACAAAAAAGAAAAAAAGTAGCCAGAGGAATAGCGATAGGAGCTGGAACAGCTGCGGCAATTGGCGGTGGCTTGTTGCTTTATAAAAATAGAAACAAAATAAAGGGTTTAATTGGAAAAAGGAAAAATTATAAAGCAGCAGTAAAAGGAATGAGCGATGAAGCATTGAAAGCTCGTTCAGAATCACTTCTTAATTCATTTACTGGTGGTAATTATAAGCACAATAAACAGTCGGCATTTGAATATAAAACTATAGGAAAAGAGCTTTCAAGAAGACAACGTGCTTTAAATAGTTATAAAGGTACTGGAAAAAATATTATCAAGCAAATGTTTGATGAATCAAATTCAAAATTTAAAGAAAAAGTTGCTGGCGGTTTAGGAACTGCTGCAGGAGCTGCTGTTGTTGGTTCTATTATTTATGGCGCACACGTTATTACTGAAGGCAAGCAGCAGAATAAAACTCATGAAGATTACACGAGAGAAGCTGCTAATTATATTTGGATTAACCCTAATAAAAAGAAATAAAGGGTAAAATAATGCAACCGATATATTTTAGAGGGACTCAAAAACTTTCCAAGACAGAGAGGTTCTTCGAACGTTTAAAGGAAACAGTCAAAATGGGGGACCTCGATAAGTATGGAAAGATGGGTGTAGAAGCCCTAAAAGAATACACTCCAAAAGATACTGGTAAAACGGCGGATTCCTGGGAATATGGTATAGAACATGATAAAAATGGATCCACTATTTACTGGTATAATACTAATAATGTAAATGGTGTCAATATAGCACTAATTCTTCAGTACGGCCATTTAAAATCTAGTGGCTATTGGGTACAAGGCGTAGATTATATAAATCCGGCTATGAAACCAGTTTTTGATGAGATAGCCAAAAAAGCTTGGAGGGAGGTTGAACGTGCATGAGCGAAACTGTTGAAAAAAGAGCCGTCGAAATGCGATTTGATAATTCGCAATTCGAAAAAAATATTTCACAATCGCAAAACTCCCTTAATTCATTTAATAAAAGTCTTTCGTCATTAAATGGAGTTAAAACTGGTATTGGTGCATTTGCTGCACAGGTTAAAGGTATAACTTTTGATCCAATAAATAATGGCATTCAAATCGGTATAGGTAAGTTAGCTGCTTTGACCGCGGCTTTGACTGGCGTATCTAATTTGGCCACTGACATATACAATAAAACAACCTCATTGATAAAATCGATGACGTTTGATAATGTCACTGCTGGATTTCAGAAATATGAATCTAAAACTGCTTCCGTTCAGACAATTATGAATGCCGTTCGTAAAGAAGGGGAAACGGACGAAGCTGTAATGGCCCGTGTAAATTCGCAGTTAGAGAAATTAAATTGGTTTACTGACGAGACCTCATATAATTTTACTGATATGGTGAGCAATATTGGTAAATTTACTTCGCAGGGAATTGATCTAGATAAATCAGTAACTGCTATGCAGGGTATTGCTACTTGGGCTGCTAAATCGGGCCAAGGAGTAAATGAAGCATCTAGAGCTATGTATAATTTATCGCAGGCTATGGGCACAGGTGCTGTAAAGCTTATTGACTGGAAGTCTATTGAAAATGCTAATATGGCCACCAAAGAGTTTAAAGAGCAAGCCATAGAAGCAGCATTGGCAACTGGAAAGTTAAAAAAAGAAGGCGAAAAGATATTCACAAATACCGGTGGTAAAAAAGAAGAAGTAAATATACAGACTTTTAATAGTACTTTGGACACTGGTTGGTTTAGCTCAGATACATTATTACAAGTATTACAAACTTACGGATCATATGCCGATATTGTTCATGAAGTTCAAAAAGATGGTGAAACAGCTGCAGAAACTATGGCCAGGCTAAAAGAAGAAGGAAAAGAAGCCGGCAATGAATTAGCTGCATCTGCCTTCAAAGCCGCTCAAGAGGCTAAGACATTTACTGAAGCTATAGATGCTACAAAAGATGCTGTTTCTACTGCATTTCTTAATATATTTGAAACTTTATTTGGTAATTATTTGGAAGCTAAGGAATTATGGACTAGCTTAGCAAATACACTATACGATGCATTCGCTGCGCCAGTAGTTGAACTTTCAGATTTGCTAAAAAAATGGAAAGAAACTGGTGGAAAATTCCAGGTATTTACTACTATAAAAAAAATATTAACTAGCATTTCAGATTTATTTGGAAAAATTAAAGAAACTTGGCAGAGTATATTTAAGCCTTTAAATGTTCAAATGCTCCAATCCATGACAAATAAATTTGCGGCATTTGGAAATTCAATTAAAAGACTTACCGATAAAATATTGAAAAATGAAAAAGTATGGGAAAATCTATTAACATTTTTCAAAGGTCTTAAAGATATTCTAGACGTTGTAAAAGGTGCTTTTAAAGAGGTTTTTGGACGTGCATTTTCCGCAGTTAGCAAAAACATAAATGCCATATCTGAAGCCATTAGCGGTTTTTTAGCTAAAATAGGTGAAATTTTATCTAATATAGCAGAATTTATTAGAAAATCAGACATGGTTAATAATATTCTTAATACTGCGATATCTATATTTAAGGCGGCAGCAAATGCTGTTAAAATAGTAGCTTCTAATATTAAAGATTTATTGTTTAATAATCCTAAGGATAATACAATTGATCAATTAGCTAAAAGTGCTAAAAATGCAGTAGAGCCTTTGGAAATACTTGAAACTATTATAAAAACTATTATAGACTTTGTTACATCAGCTATAATTTCTATTTCGCCAGTAATTTCACAAATTTGGATATTTGCTAAAGGTTTATTGTCTAATCTCGGTAGTGTATTTAAATCTTTAGTTCCAATTTTAAAAAATACGATTAATTATATTTCTCAGTTAATTGGATATATATCTAAGGTACTGAAAGATTTATTAACGGGAATAGATTTTACAAGCCCATTTACTGTACTGAGAGACATTATTGCAAAAATAATTGTAACTATAAGAAACTTTATATCATCGGTATTTAAAGCAGCAGATAGTATGTCTAATGTTCCCCATTCATCTATATTTGAGTGGATGGCAAAAGGTATTTCTAACTTTTCTAGTATTATTGTTAAGAACAAAGATAATATTTTATGGGTTAAAAAGAATCTATTTAACGATAAAGATTTAGCTACTGTATTGTCAGAAATAGGAAAATCAATAGCAGATATTATAATGACTCTTCTTGAAGGAGCGGCGGCTATTGCATTATTAATAAATATTTTCAAAGTGGCTAAAGAAGTAATATTTGGTAAAGAAGGTTTTATCAGTAAAATCTTATCTATGCCAAAAAAGTTTGTTGGTTTTTTAGATGATTTATTAAACCCCATAGAAGCTTTTAAAGACTTTTTGCAAGGTTTATTAAAAAAAGTAGATATGTTCGCTGTTTCCAACATGTTATCTGCATTAGGAGGGGCTTTTTTAAAACTTGCTATAGGAATGTTATTGCTAACATTAGTTCCAGAAGATAAGATTGTTAGTACTATGCTTATGACTGCATATGGAATTGCTATTCTTACTGGAGCTGTAATAGCATTGATGCAGGTACTTAAAAATGGCAAGAAAGGTTCTAGCGGCGGATTATCTGGATTTTTTGAATTTACAGAGATAGCCGCTACAATAGTAGCTTTAGGCACTGCCATATTAATAATAGCTGGCGCCATGACTATGATAAGCAATATAAAAGACGTAGGAAGAGCAATCGGTTCGTTAACTATAATTATGGTCATGATGGCAGGTTTAGTTGCCTCCATGTTCGCACTATCTAATTACATGAAAAGCACTAAAGGTTTAATTAAAGTTGCTTTCGCTATAATCATTATTGCTAATGCTGTAAAAACTATGTCTAAATCATTAGTTACATTATCGACTGCTGACCCGGATAGTGTATTAATGGCTATGACTACAATAATGGTTGTCATGGGTGTTCTTATGATATTGATTGCTGAAGTTACAGCTCTTAATAGCAAGATGTCTGCTTTAGTTGGACTTGGTTTATTAATGGATTTAGCTTCTAAAATGTTTATTAAAATAGCAATAGCTATGAAAATAATTTCTACCATAAAAGATACAGATTTAATGACCGCAGCCATGATGAATTTGTTATCAATAACTTTAACATTAGGAGTTTTGGTTACCGGAATGGTATATTTGTCGAATCAGATTACCTCCGGCACACAAATTGGTGGTTTGGCTATTATGTCATTAATGCTTACAACATTAGTCGGTGCAGTATTATCAATAGCAGTAGCAATAAGATTGTTATTAGCTGGCGGTATAGATTCAGAAGATATTTTGAAAGCATCGGCCTCATTAGCTTTATTTATTGGAGCTACTATAACTATAATGGTCACTGCTTCTAAATATGCTAAACAAAATGTTGGTTCTATGTTTGCACTTTCTAGTGCTTTTGTTATATTATCAATGGGACTTTTAGCTTTAGTTCCAGTTATTAAAGAAATATCGAGACTTAATATCGCGCAAATAGGTGCTATATTAGTAACCATTACTGGCTTCTTAGGCGCATTTGTTTTAATGTCTAAAATAGTAGCTACAGATGTTGTAAAAATGATAGCTTCTATGGCTGGATTATCTATATCATTAGCATTACTTGCTGTATCTTTGACATTGCTATTACCGGTATTAGTTGGTTTGTCGGATATTGATGCTGACCAAGTAGGAACAATACTAAAAATATTAGGCGGTTTATTCGGAATATTTATAGTTGCCGGTGGTATAATAGGTAATATTAAAGGTGTCGGAAAAGGCATGTTTATATTCGCAGCGGCATTAGCAGCTCTTGGAGTAGCGGCAGCAATAGCTGCAAGTTATATGGGTAGTATGGCCGACGCTATCGAATCAATAGCTAATTCTATAAAAACAATTTCTGAAGTAGGACCAAAAGCAGCAGAAAATATTAAAATAACTATGGCGGCATTCGCTAGTGGTTTAATTGATATTTTCAAAGCAATTGGCGATGGCTTTATAGAAATGATTAAAAGATTTATTAGCAACAAATCGGTAATTACATCATATGTTGGTTTAATTATTTCGGTTGTGTTTGATGCATTATTAGCTTCTTTACCTACTGTTATGGAATTTCTTGGAGAATTTCTTGGTAGAGTTTTAGATATATTATTTACATTAGGCCCTAGAGTCAACGAGTTTATTACTGTTATGGTTTCAACAGCCGTTGACGGAATTTACGAGATATTAGATTCGAATATTGAAAGGGTTAATGATTTAATAACCAAAGCAGTTGAGACTGCATTGGAAGATATATTAGGATTACTTATTGATATAACTCCAAAATTAGTAGAAACGGTAAAACAAGGCACACTGGATATTACTCAAGGTGTAGCCGATATGACAATTGAAATAACAGAAATAGTATTAGAAGCTTTAGATAAACTTTTGGATGTATTAATGGAAAATAGTCCGCCAGTAATAGCTAAATCTACTGCATATGGTATACAAATAACTGTAGCAATATTAGCCGGTATGATACAGGGCATTCTTAAATCTACACCCATGCTTGTTGATACTGCGGCTAAGAGCTTTGTCGAATTTGTTGATGAAATTTGCGAAGTTCTTGAAAATAATTCCGATGCCGTATATGATGCTATGAAAAAATTAATAGAGACTGCATGCCAGACATTAGGTGAATGGCTTGGACGAATGTGGTGTGATGGCGGCTTATTATTTATGATCGGTAGAAATATCGTTAAAGGTATATCTCGAGGTATAACGTCGTCCAAAAGTAAAGCAGAGATTAAACAAGCAGCTATAATGACTGCAGATACTTATAAAAGAGCTATAATTTCTAAAGAAGCATTAGATGAACATTCCCCTTCAAAAGCTATGTATGCTATTGGCCAATTTGCTACTGACGGTTTTGTAAATGGTGTTAAATCAAATTTCGGAGATGTTAGAAAAGCAGGTTATGAAATAGGAGATTCTATTAAAGATACCCTAGGCAAAACACTTTCTAGCATGGGATCTAAATTATCCGAATTTGGACCTACATTACTTAATAGTGTATTTGGTAGTAGTAATTTCTCTTTTGATATATCTTCAATTTTTGGAGGAATGACTAATTTAAATCCTACTATAACGCCTAATTTAGATCTTTCAGTTATGCAAAAACAAGCTGGAAGTATAGATTCATTATTTGCTAATAAACAAATAACTGCCATAAGTGATACTATGGATTGGAATAAAGCACAATCAACTTTACTTGAAAATCAGAATATTATGGATTCTGTTAAATCTAAAGAACAAATGAATGAATTTATGAATATGTTCTCTAATTTTATAGATATAGAGAAATATAATGCTAACAAGCCTACTAATGTTAATGTTACATTGGATGGTGATGCTTCTAAAATGCTTAAAGTTTTAAAAATCGAAGATGCTAAGCAATTTAAAGCAACAGGTTTAAGATCATTAAAATCCAAATAGTTCAAAATGGGGGTGGAATTATTAATTTCTGCCCCCACAACAAATTATTAATGTTATAAGGAGAAATAGAAATGGAAATGTTCATGATTGGCGATAACGATTATACTAAATACATCACTGTTCCTTCTTATAAAGTTAATAAAAATCCAATAACTACTGAATGGACGGATGTATTAAAGACTAAACATCAAGAAGTAGTAAGAACAAGAATCGAAGGAACCTTTAGTATGCTTTTTGATGACCCCGTTGAATTAGATAATTTTTTAGATGATATCGAAAATAATATGACAACCGGCAATTATATTCATCTAAAAGTTTATGAAAACAAAAGACGCAAATTAGTAGAATCGGATTTCTTTATTGAATTTGAACTGCAGAATGACAGGCCGTACTTTAGAATAAAAACGCATGAGCCGTTCGAGGTTAAAATAGAAGAGAGGTAAAGTTTATGATCGATGTCAGTTCGAGAATTAAAAAGGCTTTTCAGAATGACTCAATGCCTAAGCATTACTATATTTCATTTCCAAATATAGATGAAAGTTCAGATTTTAATTTATTGGGGAATCACGATATCGTCGAGGATTCATTTAAATTAGAAGAAAATCTAAATAGTGAAGATCAATTACATTTTGGACGTTGTGAAGGAAATGTAGTTGAATTTGAAATGTTTTATGACGCCAGAAGCCTGGTTGGAGAAATCATTGACATATATCTAGTACTGGGCGATTATATAGATGAACCTTTTACTGTTGGGAGATATATAATAAGTTCGGAAAAGATCGCTAATGATCGATTAACTAAAACTATAACCGCATATGATATCTTATCAATATTAAATGATTTAGATGTTACATATTGGTACTATACTTATGTACATTTTCCGATTTCTATCAAAGACCTACGAAATTCTCTATTTGCTTATGTTGGCCAAGAGCAAGTGGAAACGGATTTGATTAATGATAATATAGTTTTGTTTAATCCGCCATTTGTAAATGAGATGAATATAACATTTAATTCTGTAATTTCACCAATTTGCGAAGTAAACGCGGTTTTTGGAGGAATAGATCGAACAGGTAAATTTAAATATTATAGTTTAACTCCTGTAAGTGATGAAGAAACATACCCGTCGAGAACTTTGTTCCCTTCAAGTATGACATTTCCTCAATCTATTAGAGGTACTTCTCACTTTATAGATCCTCATTTGATAAAAGATGATATAACTTGGGAAAATTATGTTTGCAAAGTTATTGATATTATTCAATTAAGAAATTCTAGTGGAGTTCCTGTATTAGATTACACCATACCTGATAGAACTGGTACTAATATTTATGTAATACAAAGCAATTATATTATTGATGCCATGTCCTCTAGCGATTGGACTACTATGGTTAGAAATTTTGCGCAAGCTGTGTATAAAATTAGTTATCGTCCTTGTACAGCGTCTATAAAAATGGATTTATCTTATGAGGTTGGAGATCCATTAACACTAACCACTACTGATGGAACAAAAATAACAACATTTATTTTAAAAAGAACATCTAGCGGAGATATTGTAGCTTTTGATGAAATCGAAGCAGTCGGCAATGAAGAATATATTAATGAAATTGCGCAAGATGATACATCCGCTTATGATGAATTACAGGATGAAGTCAATGAATTAAGTGACAGAGTTTCGGATATTGAAACTGATGGCGGAATAGTTATTGAGTCAGTAAAGTCATTGCCATCATCTCCTAGAAAAAATGTATTGTATCTTGTACAAGGTGAAGTATGGGTTACTTAAAGGAGCTAAAAAATGGGCAGACAATCATCACGTATAATATGGGGGAAAACAAAACGAAAAAGTGGAGACTCCGATTATAATTTGACCGCCATAACTGATTATAATCCAAATTATATTTATACATCTGGAAATATAGTAGTACATAATATCGATTTACCCTATAGTTCTCAAGAATCAAATTTTCATGCATATAAATGTATGCAGTCAGAAGTTGGTGGCGCATATGAGTTTTTCGACACCGAAGAGGATTGGAAAGAATTAAAAGGAATAGTCACGCTAATACCAACAGGTCATCATCTTCCGGATTCTAAAGCGGAAGAAATAATGATAACTAGCAGATATAAATTTAAGCCCGGTGCTCAAGTTATTAAAAAAAATGAAGACGGTTTTCATTATGTTTATAAATGTATAGAAGATACCAATGTCAGATTAGAAGGTTTCTTGGAAGAAAAATGGCAAATGCAGTATCAAAATACGGGCGTTGGTTATATGCCAAGAGATCATAAAGATGTATATTATAACGGAAAGTTTCATAGAGCTATGTATTACTATCCGGATGAGCCAAGTAAGTATAATGAAGAAGTAACAGAATACGATGGAACGGAGTCATATTCGAAAGATGAATTATGTATTTGCAAAAAATATGTTATAGAATCTCATGAATATGAATATCGTCTGTATAAATATATACATAATACGCCTAGTACACCGGATCCGGATTATCCAAATCCTGAGTATCTATGGCCCCCTTATTATCCTAGTTATTGGGAAGAAGTACCCAATGTTGCATTTTATGAAGATTTTAAAGAGTATAAACGCGGAGATATGGTAATAAACAACTATAGTTCGTATGCAGATTTACCAGTTACGGTATTTAATAGCGGCGTTATTTATGAATCCCCGCAGATGTGTTTATATAAAATAAAACCCGATTCTCATAGGCAGCCTAGTGAAAAAGATTTAGAAGCATTAGTTCAAAGTGGTGATTATACCAAAGAGCAAGCGCCACAGGCTCAAACACCCATATATATACCCTCTAGTGAATATGGAAAAAAGATAGCAGCTAATGAAGAAATTTATGGCTTATATGAAGCAACCGAAACCATTGATGATATAGCATTTGAAAATGCTAAATGGAATTTGAATTATGATGTAAAACATTGGGATCCAGACCATTCTTATGAAATAGGTTATACAGTTGGAGAGATTGTAATAGATTCAATACCAGATAGTGACACATACGGTGCTTATAGATGTAAAAAATCTAATAAGATGACTGTTAGCGGAGATACAAGAATAACATATCAGCCATCAAGTGATGACAAAGGATATTGGCAATTAATTTATCAACGTCATTATCAACGGCCAATATGCCGTGTATTCAAGGCAATAAGAGATACTACAAACAATTTCGATCATAACGATTGGGCTATTGTCACGCAAGAAAGATCAGAAGGCTTAGGTCTTTGGGGTTATATTTGGAGAAAACTCGGTTATAGTAAAGGAGGAGATCCAACATATTTTCCTATATTTTTAGAAGGACGTGCTAAGTATTCTGGTGATTATCATTTTATAGATAGCCGCATGGATTATTTTTATCCATATCTTGGCGATAATATATTAAATCTAGGTCCAACATTTAGAAGTGGTTATGTGGCAAAATCCGGTGAGCAATCTGAACTTACAGGGGAAGCCTTTAATGCTGTTATATCTACCGGCGTTGGTTTGTTTGCTTTTTCATTATATCCATATTGGGCTCCGCTTATAAACCATGCGTCTGGTTCAGCATTATGGAATCCTGGTTCATATATGATAATTATGCCTAAGGTAGGCTATATTGAATGGAAAAAGTATAATGTTGATAAGTTTATGTTTGCTTATGATGAACCTTATAGAATTGGATTCTACTCTACAAATATAATCCTCATGACAAGAGACAGATGGATGCCAAGTCAAGAAACCAATTCAAGAGGTGTATGGAAATATGAACTGATTGGTGACAACGCAATAAGCACTAAAATATATACACTTGGCGAACATGAATATTTTGAAACTGCTGAAAATAATAGTATAATTAAAAATTATATTCCGCTTGGTTTTCAGTTTGTTAGGTTTACTGAAGATCTTCCAGAAGCCTCATTACCAGATTTAAACATGTATTGTAAAGCAATAAATGTACAAGGTGATAGTTTTATATGCTATAAAATACCCAATTCCATTGGCGACGATAGATTAATACACAGCGATAGCAGTTTATATGGTGCAGTTAATTGGTATTTTTATTCCCATTTTAAAGGGATGGTTCGAGAGTATCAATATGGCGCTTTTACTGTTTTTGAAACTCACGCATTAATTGATGCATATACCGAAGACGATTTCGCAACAACTATTTTAAATGGCTTAAATGGTTATAACACAATAGTGTTTACAAGTATTACTGGCGAGCACTTATATGTTATACATAAATATTATGGCGCTTATAGAAAAAGTTCCGGTTCTTTCGGATTATCAAATCTTATAAGTATGGATGTTTTTCTTCAAAGCGGTATTAAACAGACATATGAAATAACAAATATAGAGACGTCAATACCCAATCCTGATAATTATGATGAAGATTTCAATGAGCAATCTAAAATGGTATATTATGGAAGCCCTGAATATTATGACTGGGAATTTGATGTAGAAGATATTGGTAATAATTTATTATTTTATAATGATAGATATGCTTATTTTCTAAATGACAGATGCTGGACAAGTAATGATCATTTATTAATATCTAAAGCTGCTGGAATTTGGGAATTAGATTTGACTAGCGGAAGCAAAAAACAATTGCTAGGTTCAAATAATCCTAAAAGAGGACTTAGAGAATTAATAGAATGGTCTAATATTATGGATATTCCATATTATGGTGCAAAAACATGCCATTTATCATATTTTGACGAAGATCTTACTGGTTTATATCTTAGTTTTAATTACTATACATCATTAAGGTTTTATGCAAAAAGATATGATCCAGATTTGGAACTAGAAGAAAATAAGATAATAAATGGAAAATTATTATTAAACTTAGACTTAAGAGCCACATATAATAATCCAAAATGTGCTACAGGTAATGGAGTTCCGATATCCAGTGATGATTTAGTTATAACAAGTCGTATAAATATTAAAGGCTCGACGCATATTTTTGGGACTTTAGATTATACTATTTGCATAGTTCTTCCAAAATTTAAATCAACGGCATGGATAGGAAATGGTATATCAGAAGATTATCATACATTTAAGCTTTCTCATGGCTATGATCCAAGACTTCATGGAGCATTTTTCTGGCTAACTAGTGATGCATTTCCAGGAGATCCATTTTATGGCGGTCCTGATAATGACGCTCAGGGTTTTAGCGGTTGGTAAAATAGGAGGTAAATAAAATGTCAATTTATAGATCAAGTTATGTAGAACCATATCCTAATGGTTGGAAAGATTTGCCACTTCAATTAACTCCTATTGACGCGGCAGCTTTACAAGCCATGAATGACGGAATAAAAACAATGGATAATTTCTTAGACGGGGTTAATAATGATCTCGTTGGCTCTACTAAAAAAGTTATATTAACTAAAGCTGAATATGATGCCTTACCAGATACTAAATATAGTGATGGTGTATTATATTGTATTAAAGATGGTAATGGAATCTCATATGATAATTATGAACAGGAGGTGTTCTAAATGTCTTATGGTTTAATTGACTATAACACCTTAAGAGATATTGGAGACTCCATACGTTTTAAAACTAATTCTAATAGAAATTATTATCCTAGAGATATGGCTAGAGCAATTAACCAAATAAGGACTGGCGATATGGGTTTTGATGAGCCGGTGTCATTGCAAATAAATAATAATACTGCTTATCTTGGTGCAGCAATGCTTAATCAATTAACTGGTTTTGAACAGATTAATGTTTGGCCAGAAAATGACGCTAACGGATCATATACAAAACTTATTGATGATGTTTCCTGGAGTGGTATATCTCCAGATAAAATTTCTTTATATTTTCATCCCGGCCCAGGTGGTTTAAATTTCGGCCTATATGTTGATGGTAATAAATGGGCCGAAGATCAGTCATCAATTATAGATATTTCTAATTTATTTGGTTATGCTAGCAATCTGAAAGAAGCATATTGTGGTAAATATACATCCAATATGCATAATACATATTATTATTGCTATAATTTAATTAAAGCTGCATGCGGACCATATGTCAATGATATGTCATATGCTTATTATGGTTGCTCTAATTTATCAAGAGCAGTCGTTGGTGAAAGAGTAACCAATATGGCATATTCATATTGCTCTTGCAGTAATTTAACAACTGCTGAATTTGGTCCAAATGTTACTGATATTTCATATGCCTATGCTGGATGTTATAATCTAACCGGAAATATTACTATACCATCGACCACATTACAAATGGCTAATGCTTTTGGCGGCTGTAGTAATTTACAGTCAATAAATGGAAATGTTGAATATGTCCGTAATGCGAATAATGCATTTTATTATTGTATTAATGCAGTGATTGACTGGGCTAATTTTAATTGGGCTAATTTATATGATGGAAATAATTTATATTCTAATCGCTTTAACGGTACTGATGTTGGCGATTTTCCAAATCTTGTATATGCAGGTAGTATTTTTGAAAATTGTCATAATTTAGTAAATGTTGGCAATTTTAGTAATAAAATAATTTCAGCAGATTATGCTTTTAAATACTGTTATAATTTATCGCAAGAAAGTCATGATAAATTTATAAATTCACTTACTACATCGGGAGTTCCTATTCGGATGTATGGCACGTTCATCGCGTGTTCCAAAATTAAAAATGTGCATGTTCGTAACACCTTTAATTACGCATCATGGAGCGGCACTTATTCGGGAGTTCCTATAGAGAATTTAACATTTGATCCAGATGTAAATTATGTCGGAAATATGCTGCAGCATTGCGAAATCGTAAATCCAGTTTGTCCGGATAGCATAACAAATGCCAGTTTTATGTATTATGGCTGCAGGTATATAACCGATGCAGTCTGCGGTAATAATGTAACTAATATGGGTTACATGTACTGGGATTGTTCGAATTTAATAAATGCTGTTTGCGGCATTAACACTACAGATATGCATTACACATATTATAATTGTCAAAATTTATTACATGCAGCATGCGGTGATAATGTAATTAATATGTGGATGACATATCAAAATTGCCAAAATCTGATTGATTCGGCATGCGGTAATAACGTTGTGAACATGTTCGTTACATACAATAATTGCACAAATCTACAGTATGCAAATATCGGTCCAAGTGTAATAAATATTTATGAGGCATTCGAAAATTGCATAGGTTTAAACCATGATGTTGTCATTTCTAATGAAAACTTAAACATGTTATGTTTTGCGTTTAGATATGATAATAATCTGCAAAACATAGCAATACATTCTAAAGTAATTACTGCTAATAAACAGATTATGGAAAATGCATTCTATAGAAATAACTATTCATTAAGAAGAAATATTGTATTAACCAACTTAGCGTCATTTAATAACTTTATTATACAGAGCTATAATTCATGCGGATATTTCTCTAAAACAAATGAGACTTATGCCGAGCCTTTAGCCGTAAATGTTAATGGAGTTGAATATAATGCTGTACGTTGTGCTTATAATACTATTTATAATTGCTATATTTATTGCACTGAGTGATTAACGAAAGGAGTAAACGTCAAAATGGGGGCAGATTTGACTATTGGAATTCCTGCTTTTAAAGCAGATAATACTATTGACAGATGTTTATCATCTATTATTACACAGACATGGGTTGATAAAGTTGAAGTAATCGTAGCTAACGATGATCCTGATGCTGATATTAAATGGCTAGAAGAAAGTTATGACGGATTACTTAAATTAAAAACTTTAGAGACCAAAGTAAATACTGGTCCTGGATTAGCCAGGCAAAGATGCTTAGATGCTTGCCAAACACCCTGGATTCTCTTTATCGATGCCGACGATATTTTAGCTAGTCCCCTAGCTGTAGAGAATTTAATGACTTCCATATCCTCCGATTCAATAGAAGTTCAAGGTGCCTTCCTGCAAGAAATTAAGCACCCCAGTGGAAAAACGCTACTTGCGCCACGAAATGATGTATCTCATCCATGGGTGTTTGGCAGAATCTATAATGTTAAATTCTTAAAGGAGAATGGAATAGGCTTTAGCGAATTACGAGCCATGGAGGATGGAGAATTTAACTGGAAAATAAGAATGACTATTGATGGTACGCCATTCAAAATTAATGTAATTAATGAACCAGTATATATTTGGAAAGAAGGTTCGGAGCATTCGATTACTAGAACTGGAGTAGATGACAAGGGAATACCTCAGTACAACTTTGATTTATGTCCGATTGGTTCTACTATTGCGTCAATTAATGCGGCAAAATTCTGCAAGAAGAAAAATCCGTTTAATGGCGGAATCACAAGATTCATTGTTGAAATGATGATTGGCCAATACTTTACTTATATTGAATGCAAGGAAAAGAAACCAATCTTTGCTGATCAGTGCTGGTTCAATGCACAACGATTCTATCACGAATGCTATTGCGAAGTAGAAAAGGACATAACTGATGATATTTTGAAGACAATGTATACGGCTCAGTATGCAGCTAAATCTAAAGATTTAATTGGCATTATTCCGGAAATAACATTCTTTGATTTCATTAAACAAATAGCGGAAGATTTTTATGGAGGGGAAGAAGAATTAAAATCCATACGAGAAAATCTGCCACAAGAAATTATCGATAATGATATTAAAACTGGAGTAAGTATATTCTAGGAGGTAAACTATGGTTCTAACAGACAGTATATTTAATACAATTAAGCACATGCTCGGAATTGAGCCAGAGTATACGCATTTCGATAATGATATTTTGGCTCATATTAATACAGCTATTAATATTTTGGGCCAGGTTACTGGATTAAAAAAAGAAGGTTTTTATATTGAAGGACCTAAAGAAACCTGGGAAGATTACCTTGGCGATGATTCGGCCCATGCTCAAATGGTTAAGACTTGCATTTATAATCGAGTCAGGTTATTATTTGATCCTCCGCTTAACAGCTCTGTAATCGAACTTATGAAAAATAATTTAAATGAACTTGAGTGGCGTTTAAAAATTGAACTTGACAGAGAGGAGGAGCAGGATGGGCCAGCTAATAGTTAACGGTAATGTTATTGGGGAGCAGAATGATACCATTGAAGTTATTCCCAAATTTCAGTCAGGAACACTGATTGCAGAAATCGTAATTAATGGAGAAACTATCCCTATTTATATTCCGAATGGAGGTAATAACGAATGATTGGAATTAGAGATTATAAGCCCTCATGGGCAACCGCAGATATTTACTGCGATACTAAAGAAGAACTTGACGAAATGCCTTTAGTTCTGAATATTGAAGGTGCAGTTGTAAATGTCGGAATCGGTTCTACAGCATACTGTGCTGAAGACAAGAAAGTTTACATTCTCGATGGCACGAAACACTGGGCTGAAATGTGAGGTGATGCTTTATGACAAATGAAGAAATCTATCTTTACAAAAAAGCTCAAAATGGGGGTGGAGGCGAAATCTACTCCACAGAAGAGAGGGCTGTCGGAACTTGGGTTGATGGAAGTACGATTTATCAAAAAACTGTAAATATAGGAAAAATAACAAACACTGGCGAAAAAGTTTACACATTAGGTATTGAAAATGTTGATTATTTAGTTGATGTAAGAATAACACCACTGTTGAGAGCAAATGAGGCAAACTTATATACCCTTGATAACTATAATCCAAGTTGGAGCGCAGGAAGTTATACATCAGTTGCAATGGATAATGATCCAGCTGACGGTCTAAAAATAACAATATATTCTGGTTATTATACTAGCGCAAATGATATATATGTCACTGTCCAATATACTAAATCGACCACATAGGAGGCTCTTAATGGGAATCAAAGAATGGATGCAGATAACCTCAATGATCGTAACCTTTGTTGTACTCCTCCTAAATACTTTTATTCTTATTTACACACTGGTTCAGAAAAGTAAAGAGCCAGCAAATAAGATCCAGACGGAGTTTGATGAGTTCAAAAAACAAGTAGAACAGAAGTTTCAAGAGTATGATTTACACTTTGACAAAGATGTACGAAGAATTGAGGACCTAGAAGAAGGCTCTATTGTAATGATAGAGTCAGTGCAAGCAATCTTAAAGCATAGTATCGATGGTAATAATATTGAAGGTCTAAAGGATGCTGATAAAAATATTGACAAATATTTAGTGACGAGAGGTAGACGACGTGTTTAGACATTTGAATCTTAATCCTCGTCATAAAAATGTTGGCGACTGTGCAGTACGAGCGATCTCACTTTTAATGGATGAACCTTGGGATAAAATCTATACAGATTTAAGTGTTCTTGGTTTTGAAATGAAAGACTTATTAGATTCAAATGCTGTATGGGGACAATACCTTAACCGGAATGGTTACAGACGTCATATTATACCCGATACTTGCCCTGATTGCTTTACTATTAGCGATTTTTGCAGGGATAATCCTGAAGGGAAATTTCTTTTAGCCACAGGTACACATGTTGTAACTGTTATCGATGGCGATTACTATGATACTTGGGATAGTGGGGACAAAATTCCAATTTATTTTTGGAAAAAGAAATAATATTTAAGGAGGCCTTAATATGGCAAACTATACTAATCCGTATTTACCTTATCCGCCACAATTTTATAATAATCCTAATCCATTTCCAATTCCTCCGGTACAAGCACCACAGGATACTTTGGAAGTAAGATTTATTCAAGGCGGCAGTAATTCAGCAAAAGCTTATCCGGTAATGCCCGGTAGGACTGTTTTGCTCATGGATAGCGAGGAATCGAAATTTTATTTGAAGAAGATGGACACTTATGGTGTTCCTAGTCCACTTAGAGAGTTCAATTATACAGAAGTATTTGAAACTCCATCCAATGATATTCCAGTAGCAACCGAAGTTAAACCGGAATATGTGACAAAAGACGACTTTAATGCGTTTGCAGATAAGATGATCAATATGCTTTCAGAACAGAGAAAGCCTAGATTTGATAAGAAGGGAGGACAGAGAAATGCCGAGTCCGATCTTTAATGCCATGCAGCAAGGCCAGCAAAAACCTCAAAATAGGGGCTTTGATATGGTGGAATCATATAACAGATTTAAACAAAATCCAATAGCATTTATTGGACAGATGAGGGGAATTGATATTCCACTCGAATATAGGAATGATCCACAGCAGGTGGTTCAGTATTTAATGAATTCTGGGAAATTAACCCAGGATGATATTGATGCCATGAAACAAATGGCGCAAAGATTGGGTATGACCCTCAAATTTTAATGTAAAGATATAAGAGGAACCCGTCAAGCGCGCTGAAAAATATTAGACAGGGTCCTTTTATAAATAAATTTTAAGGAGGACACATAGATGTCTTTAGTAGATAATGGTAACAATATGGTTATGCCTGTTAGCCCGATGTGCGGGTATGGTAATGGTATGGGTGACATGTTCGGCAATAATGGCTGGTGGATCATCCTGTTCTTCTTCGCTTTATTTGGAGGCGGATGGGGAAATGGTGCAGGCTTTGGTGGAAATAACGGAAGTCTGAACACTATCTATCCTTATCTTCTGAATAATCAGACTCAGAATGAAGTAGTAAGAGGTTTCGATAATGCCGGTGTTACTGGACAGTTGAGCGCTATCCAGAATGCAATTACTACTGGATTCTCTAATGCAGAAGTTGCAAATTGCAATAGAGAGCTTAACTCAATCACAAACATGAACAATCTTGCTATGGCTCTGCAGAATTGTTGCTGCGAAAACAGAGCTGGATTGGCAGATCTCAAGTATACGGTTGCTACCGAGGCTTGTGCCGATCGTGCAGCTGTCAACAACGCGCTTCGTGACGTTCTCACAGCAAATACTGCATCTACTCAGAAAATCCTTGACCAGATGTGCCAGGATAAGATTGATGCTAAGAATGAAAAGATTGCAGAGCTCCAGCAGCAGTTAACAATGGCTAATCTTGCAGCTTCTCAGACTGCTCAGACAGCACAGTTACTGGCTGACAATAATCGCCAGACTGCAGTGCTTGAAGACTATCTGAATCCTGTAGCAAGACCGGCCTACATTGTACAGAATCCCAATTGCTGCCAGCAGATGGCTGGTTGCGGTTGCGGCAATTTCTAAAGGAGGCTTAAATTATGGCAGAATATTTAGCTAATGCGGTCCAGACGGTGCCTATTAACACCCCTGTGATCCTTGAAACTTCTATTCCCTGTAATCGTGGATATGTAATCCATCGAAATCAGACAGGAATTTTTATTCTCCGTGGTATTACCAATCAGTGTTTTGCTAGATACCAGATTACGTTCAATGCGAATATTGCAGTGCCGGAAGGCGGAACCGCTGGTCCCATTGCAATTGCTCTCACGGAGAATGGAGAACCTATCCTAACCAGTAGAGCTATTCAGCCTGGGGCAGCTGCAGGAACTTATTATAATGTTACTTGCACGAAGATCATTGATGTGCCTAAGGGATGCTGCTTTAATTTAGCAGTAGAACCTGTGACGGCATTTAATGACACTACAGAACCTGCACCGGCCATTGATATTCAGAACTCCAATCTGGTAATTACAAGAATTGCCTAGGAGGAAAAGTACAATGGATAAAAATTTACACGAATTATGCTACATGCTCGATGATCAGATTGAGCGTGCGGTTAAAAAAGGCGACATTGACCCTAATGAAATGCATAGCATTTACGAAGCAGTAAAAACAAAATATTATATTACTGTTATGAAAGCCATGGAGCAGGCTGAAGATGATTATGGATATTCCGGAAAAAGAATGATGATTTCTTATGATGGTCATCCTACATTTGATGCTGGCTACAGCTCCAGACGTGACTCTATGGGAAGATATACCTCTAGAGACGGTGACGACATGCGAATGCATCTGGAAGCAGCTATGAATGCTGCCAAGACAGAGCAGGAACGCCAAACAATTAGAAACATGATGAACAACATGTAATTGAGTATATCTGGGGAGGGTCTTGATATTTGTCAGGGCCCTCTTTAGATAAAAATAGAAGGGGGGAACAATAATTGTTATACCAGAGCACCACTCCTACAATTAGATTGCATATTAAAAATGAAGATTTCGATATGACGACCATTGATATTTGCCATTTGACTATCGAGAATGACTCCGGACGAAATAAATTAGTATTTAAGTCCCCTGATATTGATACTAAAAATAAAATTATTTCTCAGACATTAACGCAGGAAGAAACATTGGCATTAGAGACAGGTTGTATATTATTACAATTAAAAGTAAAGTGTGAGGACACTGTGATCGCATCGCGCATTATCCGAACCACTTTAAATGATATTTTAGAAAAAGATCCTTTAGAAGATGAACAAGGTACTTGATATTGAACTTTTAGAATTTGAGGATATAGATGTAGACTTACTAGAATCTTCTGAAAGTAACCTCGACGCCGAATTCGAAGTTGGAACTATTATTTATATCGAAGGGGGAGCTCCATACGAAGGTCCATATGTGGTAAGGCCAAAAGCATATGAGCCTCAAATTCTAGAAACAAAAAATAAATCGATGCGGGATGATGTGACAGTATTAAAAGTGCCATATCAAGCAGTTACAAATATTCAAGGCGGTTTAACCGTTAATATAGCATTTGATGAATAGGAGGAATAGCAAAATGGCTAATAATCAATATGTAAATAAAGTTGCATTTGGCGGAAATACTATTATCGATTTAACTGCCGATACAATTACACCTGATAAATTGGCATACGGGGTTACAGCACATGATAAATCTGGTGCGCCCATTACTGGTACCAGTACCAAAGATGCAGATACTTCTGATGCTACGGCTAGTGCATCTGAGATTTTAAGCACAAAAACAGCTTATGTAAATGGCGTTAAGCTTACTGGTGAAATGCCGAACCGAGGTTCTGTCACTGGAACAATTACAACAAAAGCAGGCACCTATACGATTCAGAATGGTTATCATGACGGAACTGGTTCAGTAGCAATTGATTCAACTGAACAGGCTAAAATGATTCCTGAAAACATTCGTGAGGGCGTTACTATTTTAGGCGTTCTTGGTACCATGAGCGGATCAGAAGATGTTCATGCTCAGTCTAAAACAGCTACACCTTACACAACTGCACAGACAGTATTACCCGATACTGGTTATAATTACTTGACACAGGTAACCATTGATGCGATTGCCTATGTAGAAACAGATAATGCTGCTGGAGGAAAAACTGTAACTATTGGTACTGTTGCTCCTGCATAAAACGTCAAAATAGGGGGAAAATTAAATGGGAGTTAATCAAGTAAAATTCGGTGATACTACGGTTATGGATATTTCAGATAGCACCGTTACTCCTGAAACATTACTTAATGGTGTCACCGCCTATAATAAAGCTGGAAATAAAATTATAGGGGACATGGTAGTGGAACATGTCGAAGTAGAGCCGGTACTTGAAACTGGAACTAAATCGGCGACCATTACTGTGGGCGAAGAAAGCGCAGATATTTACTGCGAAAACACCAAGGCCGAAGTTAAAAATATGAAAACCACGCAATCCGCCACCATCACGAACGGCATCGCACAGTTTGAGTGTATAGATAAGAACTTTGTTAAGTCGCTTAAACTTACAATGGAGCCTATTCAAGACCTTCACGGATATGATTACCCTTGGGTTGGAGGAGCTGGGAAGAATAAGTTTGTTCCTTGGAACTATACAGCCGGCGGACTATCTTGGGTTAATGACAATAATAAATTAGTTATTACAGTTAATTCTACGAATGTTTATGTAATGACCAAAGTGTTCAAAAAATCACTTGGTGAAATGGAGCAAGAAGGCATTATTGTAAATGGTCATACTTATACGGCTAAACAAAACGGAGAAAATCAAGGTGGCTTGAAGTTACAGTTATCAAACGGAGTAGGCGGTGGCATTTCCGATTTGCTTAACGGATATACATTTACTTACAACTCATCAACAATGAGCGCATATACATTTGTTATTCGTAAGTATGGAGATGTCACAGCTGGAGATGTAATTACTTTTTATCCTCAATTAGAAGAAGGATCAACAGCTACCGATTGGACACCTTACGAAAACATCTGCCCCATAAGCGGAAGAACGGAAGCGAGTGTTAAGAGGACGGGAAAGAATATATTTAACATCAATGGCGACACTTCATTTATATACAATAATATATCAATCGCTAACGATAAGATAGTTATATCATCGATAGGAAGCGGTGCTACAAGCCGAGTTTATTTTTCAAACGAATACAGAGAGGGAACATACACAATATCGGCTAAAGCAAATGGGGCAATAAACAATATTCGATTTTTCTCGCCAAAGCAGTTTGATGGCAGTGTTTATAACGCATATTATGGTGGTTATTTTAAGCAAGTTGATAATTCCATAACAGTTACATTTACAGAGGCATTTACAATCGGATTTATCGCTGTTGGAATTGCTGGTGATAGTGGGGAAATTTATGATATTCAATTAGAAGAAGGCTCAATCGCCACCGAATACGAACCATACACCGCAGAAACTCACACCCACCAATACTCCGAAACGATATACAGCGGAACTGATGATTTCGTGAATGGCGGAGCAACGAGCGAACAAGGTAAACTTGTACTTAATGGCACGGAAAATTGGGCAACCGATACTGGAAGAAACGGAGTATATTATATATTTAATACTATGGCATTTTCTACGTATGCAAATTGTGTATGCGATAGATTTAAGACAATTCATTCTAACGCCGAAATAGCATCATTGGGAATTGCTTTTGGTATTCAAAATAAAGCAATATATATCCCGAGATTATTTGATGGAGCAATAAATGGAGTTACAGATGTTGCAACTTGGAAAACATATCTGTCAAATAATAATATGGAAATAACCTACCCATTATCCACTCCCACCACTATATCAACAACTGCAGAGAAAATCACCACCGTTCCAGGTGTAAACGTCATTTCAGCCACTGAACCGATCTCTGAATGCTCATATAGAGTATTAGAAGAAAACCTTTCAGATACGATTTATAGCAATGAAACATTAGTCGGCGAGGATTCAGGTGTTTATACTCTTAGGACCGCTACTGATATTTCAGATGCTAATTATGTTGAAGAAAATATAGTTGGCGGTAGTGTTGCCTTTAATCAATTAATACAGAATGGAAATTTCGCTAATACCGATAACTGGTCTGGGCTTCGTGGAACTTTAGCCGCAGCTAATGGTATTTTAACTTTCACTTATACTGATGTATCTGATAGAAATGTTGTATATCAAACCATTCCTAAAATTAAAAGTGGCCATAAATATTTTATGTCTTGTGATTATAAGCCGAGATATAACCATAGCATGCAAATGGGCGTGGAGTTAAATGGAGGTTCTTATATTACAAAAACATTTAGCACGATAGGATCTATGTGGAAAAAATTAACTGGTATAATAAATGGTGATGGCAATGGACAAACTACATTCAGTATTATAGTTAGGCCATCTGGAGGCAGTTATGCAGCTAATAATACAGATCAAATTAAAAATGTAATATTTGTAGATTTAACACTCATGTTCGGATCCGCAGTAGCTGATTATATTTATAATTTAGAAAATACGACAGCTGGAACCGGAATAGCTTTCCTTCAAAGATATGGTTTTCTTATCAAAGATTATTATGATTATAATGCTGGTTCTTTGCTAAGTGTAAACTTTAATAAATGGTTTAAAACTAGCAAGAATTTATTCAATCCTAATAGATTACATCATATTCCCAATTATGATAATATTATTGACGGAAATGATATCTATATTGCTATGGAGAAATATACTTATGCGTGCCTTCATGATATTGGTTCTTATATTCCAGGAAATGGAAGAACTTATACATTACAATTTGACCCGCCTTCCGATATTACTTGGACTTATGCGTCTGTAAGATGCAGATTAAAAGATAATAGTGATTTTGGAAATGTTGGGACAATAAGTGGATGGACATATGATGCTGCTACAAAAAGCTATAGACAATCGTTTGAAAATGCAAGTCATGTAGAAGTTATTGGTACTATACCAGACTGTTTATATTGCGAGTTCGGAATAGGTTATAATGATTCCATCGGCGATATTAAAGAAACTGGTACTTATGTAAAATTTTCTAATATTCAGCTAGAGGTAGGTTCTGAAGCTACGGATTATGAACCATATGAAGGCTATGAAATTAGCTTAGATGATAATTTAGATTTAAGAGGATTATTCAAAATTGTTGATAATGAATTAGTCGCAGACGGTGATATTTATGAAGGCGACGGAAAAATAACCAGAAAATATGGCATTGTTGATTTAGGAACGATGGATTGGAAGAAAGGAACAAGTGTATTCTATACAAACAAATATCTTAACACTAAATTGAACACAAGTGGAGTTATCCCAAATATTATTTGTTCATGTTATATAACAACATCGTATAGTAATATAATCACAACTCCCCAAGCAATATCTATTGATATAAATAACGGTGCTGTATTATGCAATGATTCGTCCTATACCGATGCAACTACCTTAAAAACCGCTATGAGTGGAGTTATATTGCAATATGAATTAGCAGAACCAATATTGAATAGAGAAACTAATTTCGATAGCCCGCAAGTATTTATACCTGGTGGTAATGAATATTTTGTTAAAACTTATACTTCAACGCCGGATAGGGATATTGATATTCCTGCGGGACATGTCGGAAAATATTATGGAAAAAGTATGTTTAAAGAGATAAGTTTACCGACTATACCTAAATCTGGTGGTACATATATATTAAAGTGTAACGTGCTAGCGGATGGTAACAAAAAATTATATTGGTGTGCAGATAGCGATTGATATTTAGAAAGGAGACTCGAAATGAATAAACAGGATTTTATTAGAAAAATTACATCTAGAAAATTTATATTAGCCATTTTTCTCATTGTTTTTGGTGTGCTCTGCACATTAGGAGTAATTCCTGCAGATACCCAGGAGCAGTGGAAGGCCTATACAATTATGGCTGCCGGTGTTGTAGCTTATATTTTTGGAGAAGGTGCTACGGACATTGTCGGCATTATTAAATCAAACAAGGAGGACTTGAGCGATGAGTAACTCTCCATTAATTAATCAGGTTATTTCCGATCCTAACTATTCTTCTAGAACGATTGGCGGACGGGAATACAAGATTACTAAAATTACAATTCATCATGCTGCTTCAAGGGCTGGTGCATCGGCTGCTGAAGTAGCAAATGTTTTAAGAAAAAAAGACGGCGGTTCTGCAAACTACTGCATCGGAAACGACGGGGAAATTGTTCTGTGCGTGCCGGAAGAGTATAGAGCATGGACTTCCAATAACAGAGTAAACGACGCTATGGCAGTAACCATCGAGGTTGCTAATGAAAAGAGAGAGCCCAATTGGGAAGTATCTGAAGTAGCATTTAATCGTTTGATTGATCTCTGTGTTGATATTTGCCGTCGTAACGGTATGGACGGGCTTATCTGGACTGGCGATAGTAAGGGTACTCTTACTACTCACGATATGTTCTATGCTACTCTATGCCCTGGTCCGTTCCTTAAATCTAGGATGGGTCAGATCGCAACTGAGGTAACCAGAAGAGTTAGAGAACTTAACGGCAATCCTAGCTCTGATATTGAGAAGCCTCCTGTACCTCAGCCTGAACCAGAACCTGAACCTCATAGCACAACTAATGAGACAGCTAATGGATATTCTCCGGCCAAGTTCAAAGACGATGGCTATGGCAGAGGAAAACAGTTTACTGTAACTGCTAGATCTGGGCTTAATATGCGCAGAAATGCAGGTAAGCAGTATGATATTATTACTACGCTTCCTAAGAATACTAAGGTTACGTGGTATGGATATTACAACAAGGATGTTACTGGAATTAAATGGCTTCTTGTAAAAGCTGGTAAATTTACCGGATATTGCATGAGCAGCTTCCTCAAATAGTGAGGAGCTTTTATGTCTAAGCGTAAGCGAAGATGAAGCTCATTCTTGAAATAGCCGATTCCTTATAACCCCCTTATATATTTAGATATGTAGGAACGTGGGTGGCATACCGCTGCCCACAAGTACTACATATACTATATTTTTTTGCCTCGTAAAAATTACATATCCTTTTATAAGAAAGGAGGTAATGAGTATGAATAAATTTTATTTTGTTGCATATGAATTCGGCAATGGCGAAAAAATTATCAGAGCCTTTAATTTGAAGGAAAAGCTCACTGATGAGCTCAAATGGTTAAATGAGGAGGCCACTGATATTAAAGAATATTCGTATAGCGCGAAACCCATGTGCTTAGATGATTTTTTGTCGACATTACTTTAGGGAAGAATAGTCTGGGTATTAATTACCTGGGCTATTCTTTTTGCCTCGTAAAAATTACATATTGTATTATAAGAAAACTATAAGAGGAGGTAGCTATTATGGCAAATAATAAAGAAAAGTGGTTTGATGTTTGTGAACAATTCGTAGATTCAAAAACCGGTCGGGTTAAAGAAATAGTAATCGGAAAGGCTACGAATAAACGAGATGCTCAGAAACTTCATAAAGCGTTTAATGCTTATATTAATAGCCTATTAGCAAATAGAAAATAGTCTATTAAAGGGCTCGGGCATGAATTACCTGGGCTCTTCTTTTTCTTCGTAAATATTACACTTTCTATAATAGAATATATAAGGAGGTACTATTATGGATGAAGTAGAAAGAATGCAGGAATTAGTTAGACGTTATGGTACAATTGATGCTGCTAAAAGGGAACTTGACGAACTCCATACGAGATATGTTAGGGGAGAAATTAGCTGGGATCAACTGTATTGTGACGGTAATGAAATTGCTCAAGATATTTCATTTTGGGAATGGGCAAACCAGTATGTATGAACGAGATTGGAGGGTACTATGAAAAAGAAAATTAATAAAGATACGTTAATAGGAATAGTTGGTATGTTATCGATATTGACTATTGAAGTTTTATTGTTTCTTTATTATATTGGGGTCTTTAGCTAGGCCCCTCCTTTTTGCCTCGTAATTTTTACATGGTCTATAATAGAGAAATAATTATTCATTTTGTAATTTTAAAAGTAAGTGAATATAAAGGAGGATTATTATGGATTTAAAATTAGTTTTAGAAGCAATAAAAAAGGTATCAGAGAAAGTTAATGAAATTGATGAAAAAGACGAAACTTTTATTAGGGATTTTGTATTGGATATTATTATTCCGAATACATTCGTACCTGTATTAGGATCCGTTGTATCATTATATTTGATTGGCGTTAGAAGTATTATCTATGAAATCAAAACTAATATGAAAGACGAAACAGAGGAAATCGATGATTCGTTACAGACTTATATTAGAGTTGTTAGTGAAACAGAATAATTATATTTCTCTAAAACCAAAATTAGGGGCTTTTAACTGGCCCCTCCTTTTTGCCTCGTAAAAATTACCACTGCTATTATAGGATAAAACACAAAGCAGAAAGGAGAGTAAGCTATGATGATAAGAATTAAATTTAGAAAAAAAATTTATGAACTTGAAAAGCATTATAAAAAAACCGATGGAGGCGAAATTATTATTGTCGAACAGTACGGTAGATTGAAAGATGCGTTTAAAGCAATTGATATTTTTCACAAAGAATTGAAAGTTGAAAATGAAGAAACAAGATGGTGCGCTTTGGTTTATCCTAGAGTATAAAAGATATAAAGCTCGTGTATATATTACGCGGGCTATATCTTTTTTGGAGGTGATATCATGGACTGTCCTTTTTGGCTCCAGACGGTATACTATTTTATTATGAGTGTATTAGCTGGACCTGGATTAATAACTATTATATGCATGATAATTTATTATACTACAGGGGGTGACAAAAATTAAAACGCCATGCAAAGCTTGTGAAAAAAGATGCTTAGGATGTCATGCGAATTGCGAGGAATATAAGCAATTTAAAAAAGATATCGAAGAGCAGAAAAAGCAAGAAAAAACTGAATACCATCCGAATTACCACAGATATTATAAGAAAAGACCGGTTAATTTGGGAAAATACAATAATATTAAAGAAAATTAAATAAGGAGATTTAATATGGACGATATGGGAAAGACTCTTGTGGATCTGATAGAGCAAACAAAAAAACTTCATAACGTTCCTGGAGTTCCAAAAGACGAATTATACACCGTAGATGTTGTATTATCGGCAACAATAGTTATGACTTATTTAAATTTTAAAACAAAAAGCGGCGAAAAATTAAACGATTATGAGCGCCGTATGCTGTTCGTAGCTATCAGTGTTTTCGACAAATTTTTTAGTTGAGGAGGAAAAACTCATGATCAAAATATTTTGCGATAAATGCAGAAAAGAAATAAAAAAAGATGAAACTTATTATAGCGTAATTTCTCATCTGGTATACTGTAAAACAGAGCTAGCATTTTGTAATCGTTGCTTTAACAGTAGTTCGTTATCTAAGAATATAACGCCTAATAACAAATATGACATGACAATAACCGAATTACTAGAACCAGTTTTTAAAACATACGGCAATACTGGCCAAAGGCTATATAACTGTTTCAGAACGAATCCAACAAGATTTAGCATAGCAGGTCATTTCGAAACCGTTAGATCCGTAGTAATTGATATCTGTGATAATGATGGAAATAATCTTTTACATATTCGAAATTTTGGACTAGCATGTTTAAAACTTTTAGAAGACATCCTTTGCTGGCAAGGTTTAATAAATAAAACAGAGTATAAAGATTATACTGTATTTAGTATTCCTCGTAATAATTTTGAATCTGTATATGGTTTAACATATGAAGAATGGTGCAAATCAAAAAAGGAGGAAAAAGATGATTGATATTATTATAGCGCTAGTCGTTGGCTTTTTTGGGGGAATGATATTTGGCATCTTTTTTATAGCAGTACTGGCCATGGCTGGTGATGTTATGGCTGATGTTAATAAAAAGGAGGAAGAAGAATGCGACTCTGGCACTACAAAACAATAAAGTTTCTCCCATCAGCCCAATTACTTGGGCAATGGAGGGAATGTTGTGCTATAGCATCGCGATGGGCAGCCGAAGGAACACCCAGACACGCATTGATAAATCCAATACTGAACTACCCAATAGAAGACTACATTATATTCTGTAAGCTCGTATATGACGAGATGTGTAATCGTGGATATTATCCGCAAGAGTATACAGTAGCAAGATTAAAGGATAGTTTTGTAACTATTTATCTATATGATGCAAAAGATATTCCAGCAATACGAGAGACTATTGAAGAAATTTGGCGTTTTGACTTTGACCTAGATAGTCTCATTATATTTGAAAAGTGGCATAATCGAGAATACCTCGAAATATGTTACTGGAACTTAGAAGAGAAATATTTATGTGGATGCATTCCAGAAGCGGAGTGGCAGCGTTATCTGGAAGGTGGAAAGGAGCTAGTATGATTAAGAAAAACATTTTAGTTAAAAACAAATTCAACAGATTATCTGTAGCTTTAATGAAAGATGGTAAAAAGGATAATAAAGCTGAATTTAGAATCTGGGTTACTAAAGGTAAACCCATATACGATGAAACTATGGCATTTGATTTGGATAAAGATGATCCAGATGAATTTATTAACAAAGTAAATGATCTTTTAAAATCTCTTAAAGAGACATATTTTGATAATTACTATGACGAAAAAATGAAGTACGAAAAACAAAAGAAATGTATGGAGCGTTATCGGCTATCAGAAAAAGGTAAAGAGACAAGAAAAAAATATTTTGAAAGGGACGACGTAAAAGAAAAAATGAGGCAGTATAGGCAAAAGTATAAAGAAAAAGCCCATCCAAAGGCTATTGAATACAGAAAAAAGTACCGCACAAAAGTGAAGGCTGCATATTCTGGTAAAAAAGATTGGGATCCGGAAGAGGATAACTATCTTAGAAATAATATGGACACTCCTTTGACTGAAGTGGCATTACATCTGGGCAGATCTATTAGTTCAGTCTCTATGAGGAAGTATAAAATTAAAAACAATCTATTATACATGAAATAAGAAAGGAGCTAGTATGAAGTGTGATAAATGCAAAAAAATAATGGAAAAAAGTTATTCAACTATAGTATATATGGGGCCTTTAAAATTTGGGGATGATGAATGTAAAGAAATTTCTTTATGCCCTGATTGCTCTAAAAAATTTAAAAGCTGGTTGAATGTCGGAATTTACGATTCAAATAAATTTCAGAAATATGGCGAGAAATATGAATTATCAAAGGGTATAACCGATGAAATTCTTAATATGGAGCCTGCTACTTTTTTCGAAGATCTTGAAAAAAAGAAAAAAGATAAACTGGATATTATGCTTTATCATAGTATCTATAGAGAAAGATGTTGGATCGGAAATACTATGGAAGCTATGCTGGATGACCTTTTAAATAATAGCTGTGCTAATATATTAAAAGCAAGATGCGTAGGTGAAACTAGTATTGAACGTATGGTTAAATTCTTATTAGAAAAAGGTGTATTGGTAGAAAGGAGCTAATTTAATATGAGTAATATTAGAGATTTTTATTTAGCGGTAGTTAAAATCAGAAATAGCCAAAGCGAATTACTTGAATATAATAAAAAAATGATTACATTAACTAATATTTTACTTAATGATAGTTATAAAAAAAATTTAAAAGATGCTATAAAAATAGAGACAAAAATTGTCAGTAATCTTTTTAAAATACATAATGAAAGAATTAATCTTATTAATATTTTAGATGCCTGTATCGATAATTATAATGATAATAAATATTTTACTTTAGTCGTAAATTGGTTAAAGGTAATACGTGTACATAATAAACTTTATAAATTGGATAAAAAAGCATCTAAACTTATGGATAAAAATCGTTGTTTATTTGAAAGGAGCTAGTATGAAAATATTAATAGATATCCCTAATGATGTATATACTAGATTAATAAACGAAGATGAAGAAGATTCATCCCTCTGCACCATTATTGACGATGTTAATGAATTAATGAATAGCTTAAAAAATGGCGAAGTCATTTCTAATAAAAAGGAAAGGAGCTAGTATGAATGCAAGACAGAAAGCAAAAAAGTATAAGCGTATGTATGAAAATCTCTTAAAGAAGCCTGTAGAAATTAAAGTGGAACAGCACAAGATAGACACAGTAAGATGTGAACGTTATTATCACGAAGTGTTTATTACTAGAATGGATAAAGGTCAATTACGGAGCATTATAACTAGTGATATTGCGTATTGTTTAGCAAATGATATTGGCAAGTATATTGATTACCACATAGAATTTTGCCCGCATATAAATAAGTATCGCCTTTATGGGGAAATTAAGGTTGTAGCTAAGGAGGAAAAAATATGAGTTTAAAAAAATGTCCGTATAGACCGGTATTAACTAAAAACGAAGAGGGAGCTACAGTTCAGAGCAATGAATTTTCGGAGTGCTATGAGAATTCATGCCCTTATTACGATTGGGATAATAGTCTCATTGGTTCGAAGAAGAGCTATTGCAAAAAGGTTCAGCTGGAATTAACCATGCAAACAAAGATCTTAAGTGAAAATGTATTAAATAGCATTGCAGAGGGCTTTAAATAGTTTTTGGCCTGATGTTTAAAGGAGGATATTAAAAATGCGTGATTATTTACCAGAAATTGCATCTACTATTGTGTTGATATTATTAGTTACAGCGTTAATATTTGGCATAGCATTTTGTGCGGATGCATGTTCAGTAAAACATGATGAAAAACTATGGAATAATGGTCACTGTGATGTTTGCAGAGGCACTTGGAAGTATGAACAGGCAGTAGGGCATAGATCTTCTACATCATACATTTATGTTTGTGAGGACTGCGGCAAGAGAATAGAAATTTATGAGGTAAAATAGAATTGGTAGAAAGGAGCGAAGAAGAGGATAAAAGATGACAGATGAAGAAATTACAAAATATATAGATATGGGTGACATTGAAAAGGGCGAAGAAGTAACTACCGAAAGAGCAACGGCGGAACTTTATCGTTGGGTAAGGGTTGTTAATTCTGAATCATTTGAATATGAAAATCTTACCCCGAAAGTTCTTTACATGGCAATTCAAGCAATACATACATTGGCAGAAATTAGCAGTATTTGTGATACGGCAGAAATGATAATTGAGGAAGAATACGGGGTGGTTATTCCAGAGGGTTATGTTGAGGTATTTGACTTGATTAAACAGAAAGTGGAGGTTAGAAATAATGACTAATAGCGTAGATGACGTAGTAAACCGTATTAGGAAGGATAAAGAGCACTTGTCGGATATAAAAAATCGTTGTCCGCAACAATGGTATGAAAGTTTTACTTATAAGGATTACAGTATTCCCAAGAATTTGTCTTTGGACGATCTAGAAGGTTATAAAATGATTTTCAATGATATATTCGGTGTTCCTAAGAATTTGTCTTCGGAATTCGAAAAAGTTATATTTAATGAGCCCGCTACGATTGTCTTTTGGAAAAACGGATGTAAAACGGTGGTTAAATGTCAGGATAATGAACCTTTCGATCCGGAAAAAGGTCTGGCCATGGCTATTGCTAAATATGCGTTAGGAAATGAAGGAAATTATTATAACACATTTACAAAGTATTTACCAAAAGAGGATGAAAATTATGAAATAGTAAATTTAGGTAATGGGCTTTATGAAAAAAAGAAAATAATAAGGAGGAAATAAATGGAAAAAATAATAACCGATATGCGTAGTATCTGCTTTAATTGCAGACATAAATTGACAAAAGAAGAAGCGGACAGACTGCATTGTCCATATTGTAAAGCAAATTTGTATGTAATATCTTATCCGTGGAGGAATAGATTAGTTGAAAGGAGGAAAAATAAATGGGATACAGACCTACAATAATATGCGGAAATGAAAGTCATGAGTTTGGAAAATTTTATGGATATGTTGAAGAGTTAGGCAAAGTATTTAAATCAATTAAATGGCTATTAGAGAATAACAAAATCGATGAGGCAGAGATTTATTGCTGGAGCGGTTTTGGTCCTTTGATACATTTTTCAGCTGAGGAGTTTAGAGAATTTATCGATTTATATGAACAGGATATTAATAACTATGACTTTTCAAAAATTAATAATTATATTACTTATCCTAAACCGTATAAGCTATCAGATGATTGGGTTAAATTTAAAGAAATATATGATAATGATAAGCCTAAAATAATAGAGTGGGGGTGAAAAAATGAATAGTCTATGTGATTCTTGTGTACATGTTAATGTATGCGGTCTAAGATATGAGGAAGGATTTTTAAGTAAAGAAGATCCCGCCTTAATGTACTGTAGAGATTATTTAGGTCGTTTTATGTTTTCTACAGCCTATATTAAACAAATAGCTATGCTATTGCATAAAGAAACTGGTTGTCCATTAGACGAGTGTTTAAAAGCTTTAGAAACAACCAATCCAATGGAATATTTAAGAAAAAAAGGAGGTCCTAGTGCATGAAAACATGTGATAATTGCGCAAATAAGGTCTGGTGTTCAATTACCAGACCGGATTTATATTATGAAATGCTAATATTTCGAGGAGCCTCTGTTTGTCCAAAGTATAACAGCGTGGAAGGAGATAAAAAAAAGATGAAAGTTTTAAAAAATGTTAAAATTCATTTAAAATCAACTAATAAAGTTCAAGAATTTTTAACAAATAAAGATGTTAGACTTTATAAATTAAATGATACTTGTGGAGTATTGTCAATTATATCTGTTGACGGTACCAAGTATGTATTTAATTGGGATGATATTTTAGCAATTGAATTACAAAATGTTGAGGAGGTATCGGAAAATGGCAGTAATTTATAGATGTGATGCATGCAATAAACTTGTCGAAAATGACGAAGATATTGTAAAAATGAAATTTGTTATATATTCTATGCATAAGGGAGTTCCAGATAATAATGCCAATTTTATTACAGAATACAAGGATATGTGCACCAATTGCAGAAATAAAATTCTAAATTTTGGAAATGTTATATTAAAGGAGGAAAAAGATAATGGCTAACAACTGCTTAGGTAATATTAGTATTTGTAAAACTTGCATATATCAGCGCTTTAATTATTTAACCGGGGGTAATTATTGTGAGAGATTAGATGCGGCATCTGTAACATTTAAACAAGGTTGCTCACCTGAATGTGATCTTTATTACCCAACGCCTTGGGCTTCGATTCATCAAGTTAAAAAATATTTTATCAAAAAGGTTATCTTTAAAGACCCTCTTACAATTGTTTTATGGATGAATGGCGATAAAACGATTGTAAAATGCCAGGAAGGGGATATTTATGATCCCGAAAAAGGCTTGGCTATGGCTATATGTAAATATGCATATGGCAATAAGAGCCGCTATAATGAAGTATTTAAAAAATGGTTACCGGAGGATGTTTCGGATGGGAGTGAAGGAAATACGCAGTAATACATATGTAGTAAAGAAAAATAGAATAATTAAAAAGGATTATACTATATTTATAGTATTTTCTAATAAAAAGTTTATAAAGAAAAATCCGATAAGGAGGTTTTTAAATGGAGAAAACTTATTTTGTACAGCCAAGAATAACAAAAACCGATAGTGGTTCTTATAATTTTGACTATGATATTGAAGTAGCGGATGACGACGATTTTGATATTCAGGACTGCGAGGATTATGATGAATGATAAAAATTTGGAACCTTGCGAATTTTGTGAACACGGTAATAATATGACGGTGTTACGATGTAATAATGATATTTGTAACACCAATAATGGATATCAGAATTTTGAACTTAGAAAGGAGAGGACGATGGAACTTGATGAAGCGTTGAAAGCTAGCGAACAGCTTAGAGAAGCAGAAAATAAATGCTACTGGATTGCTGTTCCTGGGCGTATGGCAAGAACCGATTGCACAGGCGATTTCCTATATTTGCCTAATTCTAGGGGATTACCTGATGAAGAGATCTTGACTCCATACGTAGGAACTGTGTGTCCAAAATGCGGAAAGCCAATTTATATTGACGAAAATTCATATAATTTAGTAAAAAATGAGTCGTAATTTTTTCATTTGCTATAATGACACTGTAAATAAAAATTTTATATTTATAAGGAGGTATTAAAAATGGAAGAAATTAAAAATCGGCCAAAGGATTATATTGATTCCTTAACTGAAACGCTTTACAGCGAAATGGAGGATTTATATCCCGAAGCAGAGTCGTTAGATGAGCGATGCAAAATTATTGAGAATGGCGTTAAGCTGGCATCTCAGATTACTGAGGCTAAAAAGGTTCAGAATGACAGTCGTAAGACAGAAATTGAAGCAAATCTCAAAGAAGGTATGAATATTAGAGATAATCAGACCAAAATTGATATTTGTGAAATGGAAATCAAACAACGTAAAACTGAAATGGTAGTCAAAGCATCTACAGATTCAGCAATTGTATTACTCAATGTTGGAAAAGTTATCGCATCAACGGCTATTTGGGCAGTTTCCATATTTGTTGAGGGAAGCGGAATGGTTGTAGAAACAAGCAAATCGGCCAAGAAAGCTTTTGATATCGGTAAATGTATTATTAAAGCAGTTATTTAAAAGAAAAATGTATAAGGGTCGTGTAATAAAAACACGGCCTTTATATTTTTTAAGGAGGTAAAACAATGAATGGATTAACAAAAATATTTTTAGGAACAGTTCTTATATTTGGTGGTTCGTATTTAGCATTTAAAGGATCTAAATTGGTTTTTAAAACATTAGTTAAAGCAGCGACAGATGGCGTTGTAGTTATCGAATTTTGATCGTAATTTTTACATGCTCTATAGTGACACAAAAAACTAAATACTTTCCAAAGGAGGAAAAGCAAATGAGTAAAATTGGAACAATTAAATTAATGGCAGGTGCATTTACAACTGTTATTGGTGCAACTATCTATGGTTATGAATTAAAAAACATAATTGTTGATAAAAATGGAAATTCTAAGCACGTAACGATTTTAATCGGCAGTGTTATGGCGACAATGATCGGTGCGAGCTTGTTGGGTTCCGGTATAAACGATACATGTGCAGGAATCGAACTTGATATTTGCAAAAAGTTAGCAGATGGCACTTTGTCTATCGAAGGGGCAGAGGATGCAATTAAAATAACTCAGCTTGTAACAAAGGTTAAATAAAGTCAAAAAGATAGGGGCTATGTATTAAATTACGTAGTCTCTATTTTTTCGTAATTTTTACATATTCTATAATAGGACCTATAAAGTCTATACTACTATAAAAATAAAGGAGGAAACAAAAATGGTAGGTAGTGTATTCAAATTAGTTGGTGGTGTTCTGGTGTTTGTTGGATGTGAGGTTGGCACATTATTTGCTGGTAAACTCGTCAAGGCGGGAGCCGTTGGCGTTAAGGCAGCAATTGGTGCAGCCAAAGGAGCTAAGGCAGCAGTAGAAGCCGCTCAAGCAGCAGAAGCAGTATCTGAAACTGTTGGAGTAGCAGCAGAAGTAGTAAAGTAAGTTAAACAAACGTGGGGTTATGTAAAAAATACATAGCCTCCACTTTTTTAAAAGGAGAATCTTATGAGTTTTGGAGATTTTTTACTCAAAGCAGCTGAAGCTGGTGTAAAATTAGTCAGTAAAAAAGCGCCATTAATGCTAACAATAGCTGGCATAGGTTTTGGCATAAGTTCAACAGTTATGGCCGTAAAAGTAACACCGGAAGCAAATGAACGTTTAAAAGCAATTAAAAAAAGTGATATTTCAGACGGCGACAAAAGAAAGGAGATATTATGTGATGTTGTACCTCTGTATATTCCTAGTGCTGTTGTTGGTTGTTTTGCAATCGCTTCAGTGGTAGGTAGTTATCATATTAACTCCAGACGTTTGGCTGAGATGACTACAGCATATTTATTAGCATCTAGTAGCTTACAAGATTATAAGAAAGTTATTGCTGAAAAATATGGCGAGACGACAAATGAAGAAATTGAAAAGGAGGTGGCTAAAAATAATTTAGAAAAAGCAAAAGAAGTAAAAAATATGGCGGATAAAGATATTGATCCTAGCTATAAATTGATGAATAATACGCCATTATTATTTAAAGATACGATGACAGGCCAAAGATATAGAACAACTATAACTAATATTTACAATGCTTGTCTCGGAATATCTGAGAGGTTGGCAGAAGAAGAATATGTTACTGTTGCCGAATTTTATGAGGATATTTATGCTTCTGGTGTAAACGCACAAGCTGATTCTGCACAAATAACTGGCTGGTTAACTGGCGATTCATCACTTTTATATCCTAGAATCGATGATAAGCCTGAAGTAGATGAACTTGATGGAAAGTTATATTACAAACTTCGCATCGATACTAATCCACTATTTGCATCGTATTTGGAAGAAAGAAGACGATGTAGATAACTCGTAATTTTTACGTATACTATAGTAGGAGGCATAACGCTTTCTATATTTTTTTAAACAAAAAGGAGATTAAAATTATGGAAAACGCAAACGAAATCATGGAAGTAACTGAAAATGTAGCAGATGCTGTAGAAGTAGCAACCGATACTGTTAAATTAACACCTGGTGCAGGAGTACTTATTGGATTTGCTGCTATTGGTGTTGGAGCAACAGGTTATGCACTGTACAAATTAATTTGTTTTGGTATTAAAAAGACAAAAGAAGCAAAAGCAAAAAAACAGGCAGAACAGGCTGTTTCTGAAGTAGCCGATGAATCTACTGCTGAATAATAAAAAAAGTCCTAAATGGGGCTATACGTGCGTTAAAAAGGCAATGTATGGCCCCATTATAATATGAAAGGAGCTTAAATATGGCTGAAACACCAGAAGAATCTAAAAAATTAAAAGCAGTTGTAAAAATTGATCCTTCTAAAGTTAGAAAAAGTACCGGCAGGCAATTTCTTGATTCTTTTATAACTCATGATTTTGATATTGTCAGGGACTATCTTTTTAACGATATTTTAATTCCGGCGATTAAGAACACCATTGTTGATACTATTTGTTCTGCTGTAAATATGATATTTAAAGGCAGCCCATCATCTAGTAGCAATAGAAGCTGGAATTCAGATCCGAATAGAAGGGACTATGGTTCAATTTATAGAACTTCTGATACTGGTATTTTTAGAAGAGAAGAACAGAGACCTTATGAATATAAATATAATAGATTAGACTCCAGACGTAGTACCATAGCCTATATGGATATTCCATTTAACAGTAGATCTGATGCCGAGGAAATTTTAGATATTCTTAAAGGTAATATTGATAAATATGAACGTGTATCGGTAGCTGATTTTTATGATTTAGTTGATTATCCGTATAATAATTTTGAGTTACATAATTGGGGATGGACTAATTTAAATGATGTTATTGTTACTTGGTCTCATGGTGTATGGATTATTGATTTACCTAGTGCAATACCGATTAAATAAAGGAGGAAATAGCATGAGAAATTTATTAAATAAAAAAAATGAAATAAGTAAGTCTCATATTGGTGCTAATTTTGTAGAAATGGAGATTACTCAGTCATTCAGATTAGATGGAACAGTAGATGTTCATGCGGATATTTTTGATTTAACTGCAGATGAAGCAGAAAAATTAACGATAGACTTAGGCCAGAAATACGGATGTGAAACTAATAAGGAGTGATATTATGAATACAGAAGCTAAGAGAGATTTTATCAGAAAAACTTACGGAGATTATATTCACGGAAGGGCATTATCTGAAATGCCTGAGAAACAGGTGCACACATTATATTTAAGAGTAATTAATGAAATTAATACTTTAAGAAATAAGTATATTGCTGAGCACAACTATAGTCGGGCAGCTATTAATATTTCTGCAGGCATGTCTCTCTTTCAGCTTCGAAAGGCACTTAAAGAAAAAGAATCTAAAGACCAGGCTGGTTATCAGTATACTTTATTTGATTGGCAGCAGGAACTTGAAGGAAAGGAGCAGGAAAAAGAATGGAAGAAAAATTTAAAGTAATATATTTATCATTAGATTTAGATCTTGATGCTGAAAAAAAAGTACATACACTTAAACTTGCAATGGATAATATTAGTAGTTATCCCAAGTACATTACAACAATCGGTCAAATTACTGATATTTTAAAAAAAGCTGAAATTGAAAATTTTGAATTAGATTATACTAGATGGGATAGTACATATTATTGTTGTATCAATTTTACATTTGATACTTCTATTGATGCATATGAGGCCTATGAAGTGCTTAAAGAAAAAATATATTTTAAGGAGGAGACCAATGGCGACGAGAACGGAACACAGACGCAGGAGTCATGTAAGTTATCATTCGAACGAGCAGAATAGAAGATATTTCTTTAGCAAATGCATGACATTCGCATATACTATGAAAGATGTTAAAGAAAAAATGAGAAAGGGTAATAAATAATGTATGAAAGTGATGATAGAAACGTAAGCCATCCTAATCATTATCAAGGGGCTAATGGCATGGAAGTAATTGATGTTATTGATAATTTTACCGTTGGTCTTTCTGGCATTGAAGCAGTTGATACAGCTAATGCCATTAAATATGTTTTAAGATGGAAAAACAAAAACGGCATTCAAGATATTGAAAAGGCAATTTGGTATCTTACTCATCTGAAAGAGCATCTTGAAACACAGCAGGCTCTTAAAGATGTAAATCAGGATTGGCCGAAACCTGAGGGATATTTGAACAAAGTTTAAAGGAGATAAAAATGAAAGTTTTAAATGGTATTTTAAAAACAGCACGACTTTCTGTTGTATTTTTAAAAAAATATGCTCCTAGTATTTTAACATATTTATCGGCAGCATCTACTGTCGGAGCAGTTGTAACTACTGCTAAGGCAACATGGGATACAAAAGAAGTAATTGAAGCCCATAATGCTGATATTTATGACATTCAAGAAGATATTAGGGCATGTCAAACACCGGAGGCTGAAAAAGTACATAAGAAGAAATTAATTAGTAAATATGCTGATACATTATTAGATGTAGCTGAAAATTATTTTCTTCCTGTAACTTTAACCGGAATTTCAGTTGCTTCTTGTATTATTTCTAACAATATTTCTAGTAGCAGAATTGCTGCTCTCGGAGCATCTTGTAGTATTATGAAAGAGATGTTTGACAAGTATAGAGATAGAGTTAAAGAAAAATATGGAGAAGAAGCAGAAAAAGATATTTATTACGGTGCAAAAGAAGTAGAAAAAGAAGTTCCAGGAAAAAATGGAAAGACAAAAAAAGTAAAAGTAAAAGAATATGACTCGATTATTAATAATCCCTGTGCTATTTTACTTGGAGATGGAATAGAAAGTGGCATGCCATGCGATAGAAATGATAATAAAAATAAGTATAAAATTAATTGGTTATTGTCTAAAGAGCAGATTTTAACTAATAGACTTAATTCAGATGGATATTTATTTATGTCAACAATCGCAGAAGTTCTTGGTATTAAAAAAGCTCCTTCAAAAAAATATCATAGAATATGGTCTACTTGGGGTATTATTAAAAAAGAAAGTAATATTCAGAATCTTTATAAAGCCAAAAGAGAAATTGCTTCTAGTTTAAAAATTCCTTATGAAGATCCTACAGAATTAGAAATACTTAATGCTAATAGAGTATCTTTAGGACTTGATGAAGAGATTAATTTAAGATTCATGTCCGGAGATGAGCCGATGGTATGGATTATTCCCAAACTAGATGGCGATATTACCAGCTTTGTATATCCCACTAAACAAGAAAGAAAATATATAGAGCAAATGGCCGATTGAACAGCACTTTCGTGTGATGTTTGGGAACACGATTATTTTGAAAGGAGTATATATGAATAAAGTTGTATTATTTTGCTTAGGCTTTATTGTTGGAGCTGGAGCTGGCTCTGTTATTTCCTATGTTTATACAAAAAATACATGCGAAAAAAGATCTCAAGAAGCAATTAATGAGATGAAGTCTTATTATAAAAAGGATAAAGAAAATGAAGAAAATATTAATCCAGCGCTCAATGATAAACCACCTATTTCTGAATTTTCTAACGTACTTAATAACGTCGCTAATAATAGTATTATGTTTACCGATTATCATGCTAGGAGACGTAATGAAGATGCTGCTGAAAATGAAGAAATTGATAAAAAAGTAAATGATATTAAAACTAAATTAAAAATTAATAAAAATGATGAAGAAGATAAGCCAAGACGTTATGCTGTAATCAATAAAGAACAATATACTGAAAAATTAAATTCCCAATATTTAGATAAAGATTATAGGTATGATATTGAAGAAGAGCAATGGTATGATGAAATGGCTGGAACTGAAATTGATATTATGGATTTACCGTTTGATCCTGGTATTATTCAGTGGGATGATCTTGAACAATGTTATATTGTTGATGAACATTTGCATTCAGTTTATATGCTTGAAAAAAATTAAGGAGGTAATTTATGAGCAATAAAAAAACTCCAGACGAAAAACGCGATATTTTATCAGCATATAGATTTTGGCTGAACCATCTTGTTCAAAATGAAATCAGCGGATGCTATAATAATTTATTGGCTATTTTATGGAGAACTGAGTTTTATTCCGATATTGAAGAAGATAATGATAGAGCAAGAGATGCATTGATATTACGCGATATGTTTTCTTCTGAAAATAAAGACAAATTAACTAATGAGGAATATCTCAAATTAAATAAAACATCAGTTAGGTTAATCGAAGTAATGATAGCTCTTAGTAGGAGAATTAATGACACTGTGTCAACAACTAATGATATTTCTAAATATTTTTGGGAAATGGTTGCTTCGTTGGAACTTCAAAAAATGGATGATGAAAACTTTATAGCATCAACAGCTCAGAAAAAAATTTCAATATTTTTAGAAAGAAGATATCATAAAAATGGCCGTGGAAGTTTATTCTTTATAAAAGGAATAGGCCCCGAGTATAATGCTACAATTACTCCATTATGGATGCAAATGAATGTATATTTAAATTATATGAGAGGAGATAAAAACTAATAATATGAAAGAATCAGAACATATATTTAACGATGCTAGTGTATCTGAAAATATTGTGGAATTGCAAAAAAGAGTTACTGATTTGGAAATATTAGTAAATAATATGCATTCATTTATACAAAATCAGGTACAAATTAATGATTTTTTTAAGAGCATTGTTGATGAAAAATTCACAAAAGAAGAACTTTTAAATATTTATAACAAGCATAAAAACAATGAAAAAGACGAAAAAAATGTAAAAAATTGATATTTTTCATTTCAAATTTGAGATTTGGCAGGAATTTGTGCAGCCCGCAAAGCCAGTCGTAGAGCGGGTTTCGGGACTTTTTTGCACAAATCTCAAAAATTTCTTAATTAATTATTAGAAAAAATGATTTTCTATAAAAGTTTTTAAAAACGTTTTTGGATTTGTGTTTTTGTGCAAAATGTTAAAAGGAGCAAAATCATGGATTTTTTCCAAATTAAAGAGTCAATAGGAAAAGATGGCTCTATAACACTCACACCAGATTTTATAGTTGGATCTTCTAAAGATATCATGGTCAGAGGCAAAGAGTTCTATGCAATATGGGATGAAGATTCTGGACTTTGGTCAAAAGATTCAAATGACGTTGTGAGAATTGTTGATGCGGCTCTAATGAAAAGATGCAATGAGTTAAAAAATCCATTAAATAAAATTGTAGTTAAAACATTAAAATCTTATAGCACTGGCAGCTGGGAAATGTTTTGCAAGTATATGCATAGATCAGCAAACACACGAAATCAATTAGACATGAAGATTACATTTGCTAATGATGAAGTATGTAAAGAAGACTATGTATCCAGAAAGCTGCCATATGCTAAAGAAAAAGGTGATATTTCGGCTTATGAAGAATTAATGAATACTTTATATTCTCCAGAAGAAAGAGAAAAAATAGAATGGGCTATTGGTAGTATTATTAAAGGTGATAGTAAAAAAATTCAAAAGTTCATTGTATTCTATGGGCCGGGAGGAACTGGTAAATCCACTGTATTACAAATCATACAAAATCTATTTACAGGATATTATACTACATTTGATGCTAAAGAATTAACAAGCGCTAATAATAGATTTGGTGCTTCTGCTTTTGCTGACGATCCATTAATTGCTATTCAGCACGATGGTGATTTGAGTAATATTAAAGATAATTCAAAATTAAATAGTATAGTTTCTCATGAAGAAATAATAGTTGATTTGAAATATGGAGGAAGGTTTACTACAAAATCTAATTGCTTCTTATTTATGGGTACAAATAAACCGGTTAAAATTACAGATGCTAAATCTGGTATTATAAGAAGATTAATTGATGTTAAACCTACTGGCAGAAAGATACCATCTCAAAAATATTATGATCTAATGAATCAAATAAATTTTGAGTTAGGAGCTATAGCATATCATTGCGAGCAAGTATATTTAAGTTTAGGTAAATCATATTATGATACTTATAAGCCAATAGACATGCTATATAAGACTGATCCATTTTTTAATTTTGTAGAAAATAGTTATTTAATATTTTCAAAAGAAGACGGAATAAGTCTTAAACAAGCTTATGCTATGTACAAGGAATATTGTAAAGAATCCGGTGCAGAGTATGTACTCCAAATGTATAAATTTAGAGAAGAACTTAAAAATTATTTTAAAGTATTTGAAGATGTTCATATGTTTGGAGATGATACTAGAATAAGAAGTTATTATAGTGGTTTTTTAACTGAAAAATTTGAAATTAAAAAGCCAGAAGTAAAAAAAGAGTCCAAGCGTTGGCTCAAAATTAATAGCACCAAAAGTAAGTTTGATATTTTGTGTTCTGATTATCCTGCGCAGTATGCAAATGAAAAAGAAATACCAATTCAAAAATGGTCAGACACAAAAACGTCATTAAAAGATATTGATACCTCTAAATTACATTATGTAAAAGTACCTACCAATCATATTGTAATAGATTTTGATATCAAAGATGAGCAAGGTAATAAATCTAAAGAATTAAATTTGGCAGCAGCTAATAAATTTCCAAAAACATATGCTGAATTTAGCAAAAGTGGAAGTGGCATACATTTGCATTATATTTATGATGGCAATGTTGATGAACTTTCTTCAGTATATGACAAAGATATTGAAATCAAAGTATTTAGAGGAAAAAGTAGTTTGAGAAGAAAGTTATCACTATGTAACGAAGAAGATATTTCTCATATTTCTTCTGGTTTACCTAGAAAGGAGCAAAAGGTGGTAACATTTGAAGGAGTTACAAATGAAAAGACGATAAGAAAAAACATTATCAAGAATTTAAGAAAAGAAGTATGGCCTAACACTAAACCAAGCATTGATTTTATTAAAAAGATATTAGATGATGCTTATGAAAGTGGAATTACATATGATGTTACAGATATGCGTCCGGATATTTTAGCGTTTGCCGCGGGCAGTTCTCATCAAGCTAATGCTTGTATTAAATTGGTAAATGAAATGAAATTCCATTCGGACGAAATAGGAAGGAGTGAAAATTATGAAGAAGTAAATTCGTTAATATTTTATGATGTTGAAGTTTTTCCGAACTTTTTTGGAATGGTATATTGTAAGCTTAATAATGATGATCCAGTAATAAATGATATTAAATCGCTTACTGAAATTATAAGAGATGATAATAAAAGTTCTAAAGAAAAATTAGACGCATCATTTAAATTACAAAATCTATTGCATGATATTCCAAAAGTAATATTATATAATCCCGACAGATATGAAATAGAAAAGTTGTTAAAATTTAAGCTTGTTGGTTTTAATAATAGGCGTTATGATAATCATATTTTGTATGCATGGATGATGGGATATTCAAATAAACAATTATTTGAACTTAGTCAAAGAATAATTAATCAAAGTAAAAATGCATTTTTTGGAGAAGCATATAATTTAAGTTATGCTGATATTTATGATTTTGCGTCTAAAAAGCAAAGCTTAAAAAAATGGGAAATTGAATTAGGAATACATCATCAAGAATTTGGATTTCCATGGGATAAAGATTTGCCTCCTGAAAAATGGAATGAGGCAATGGATTATTGTTGCAATGATGTTGATGCTACTATAGCTACTTGGTTTGCTTGTCAAGAAGACTTTATTGCTAGACAGGTTCTTGCTGATATTTCTGGTTTAACCATTAATGATACAACTAGAATGCATACAACTAAAATCATATTTGGTGATGAGAAGAAACCGGATTTAGTTTATACAGATTTGTCAGAGATGTTCCCTGGTTATAAGTTTGAATTTGGAAAGTCTAGCTATAGAGGAGAGGATCCTGGAGAAGGAGGGTATGTATATGCAGAACCTGGAATGTACACTAATGTGGCGCTCCTGGATATTGCAAGTATGCATCCTAGCTCGATTGAGGCACTTAATTTATTCGGATCGTATACCCCAAGGTTTTCTGACATTAAAAATGCGAGAATATTCATTAAGCATAAAGAGTTTGACAAAGCTGGAGAACTCCTTAATGGAGCTTTCAAGCCATACCTCAAAGATGTCAGTAAAGCAAAAGCTTTGGCGCAAGCTCTTAAGATTATTATTAATAGTGTGTACGGTTATACTACAGCAACATTCGACAATCCGTTTAAAGACCCTAGGAATGTTGATAATATTGTGGCTAAAAGAGGAGCCTTATTTATGATTAATCTCAAGCATGAGGTTCAAGATAGAGGTTTCACCGTTGCACATATTAAGACTGATTCAATTAAGATTCCAGATGCCACTCCTGAAATAATTCAGTTTGTTAAAGATTATGGAAAAGAGTATGGATACAATTTTGAACATGAAGCGACATATGAAAAAATGTGTTTAGTTAATGATGCAGTTTATATTGCTAAACATATTACTGCTCCATGGGAAGAAGATTCAGGTAAATGGACTGCAACAGGAACTCAATTTCAAGTTCCATATGTATTTAAAAAGTTATTTAGCAAAGAGCCATTATTATTTGATGATTTTTGTGAAACCAAAAGTGTTACAAGCCAATTATATTTAGATTTCAATGAAGATCTTCCAGAAGATGAGCATAATTATATATTTGTTGGAAAGGTCGGAAGATTCACGCCGATTAAACCTGGTTGTGGTGGTGCTATATTATATCGTGAAAAAGATGGTAAATATTATGCCGCTACAGGAAGTAAAGGATATAGATGGTTAGAATCCGAAGTTTTGAGAACTAATAAAAATTGGGAAAAAATGATTGATGAAAGTTATTATATTTCTCAATCAGAAGAAGCTATTAAAGATATTTCCAAGTATGGAGATTTTACATGGTTTAGTACATAATAAGAAAGGAGCCTAATAAAATGGCAGATTACAAAAGAATTCCTCAGTTAGAAGTAGAAAATGCGAGATTAATTTTTAGAAACTTTAGTGCAAAGCCCGATAAGTATAATGCAAAAGGAGGCATTAGAAAATTTGGTGTTATTATCAATCCTGCTTTAGTTGATAGTTTAAGAGAAGAAGGATGGGTTATTAAAGAGCTTCCTCCCAAAGAAGAAGGTGGAGATTCTTTATATTATCTTTCTGTAAAAGTGCAGTATGGAGAATATAGAAATCCTAATGTGTATTTAATTACAAATGGTAAAAAAACATTGTTAGATGAAGGATCAGTTGCTAGTTTGGATTATGCAGAATTAGTAAATGTTGATTTGGTTATTTCTCCTCATTACTGGGAAGTTAATGGAAAGTCTGGCATTAATGCATATTTAAAGACTGGATATTTTGAGATTATAACAGATAGCTTTGCTAGCAAGTATGAAGATCTTTGTTAGTTATATATTTGTTATGCGGTGGCGGAATAGGTAGACGCAAGTGGCGCGAGCTTCGGGAAGACGTTCCTGCCAGAGTTAGCTCATGTAAGGTGTTGCAAATCCTTACCCGCTTAACAACTTTTGGGGGCAATAGTAGCTGTAGTGGATATATGTAAGTCCCTGGACATTATTAGCAGTTCGCAGCTGTTATGTAAGTCCATGGCATTAGCGGTTCGCTGCTATTATGTAAGTCCCCCTCTTAAAGGAGCTTAATATGATGTGGACATTAATATCTATAATTTATAATTTAGTCATGATACTTGGAGTTTATAGAGGGAAACTAGCATCCGAAGTTATTATATTTATGTGGCTTGCAACATTCCTAATAGGAGCAATTGAATATAATGGTTATAAGAAATCCTCAAAATGATATTCCATTTTTAGATGAAGGACAAAAAGAAGCTGTAAGTAAAATGAAGAATGGTTGTATACTTTGTGGATCAGTTGGCAGTGGAAAAAGTAGAACCGCCATAGCCTATTTTTATTTGCAAGGAGTTAAAAAGCTTTATATTATTACTACTGCCAAAAAGCGCGATACTCATGAATGGGAACCAGAATTGATGTTGTATGGAATGGAAGCAATTATTGACAGTTGGAATAATATTAAAAAGTATAAGGAGATTAAAGATGGTTGTTTTATATTTGACGAGCAGCGTGTCGTCGGGTATGGGGTATGGACCAAAAGCTTCTTATCAATTGCCAGCAACAACAAATTCATCTTACTGTCTGCAACGCCAGGGGACACATGGATGGACTATATACCCATTTTCATCGCTAATGGATTCTATAGAAATAAGACCGATTTTGTCAACCAGCATGTCATCTATGACAGGTACTCTAAATTTCCCAGGGTTGATAGATATTTTGGTTTAGAAAGGTTAGTGCGTCTAAGAGACAAAATATTAGTAGATATTGATTATCATAATCCAACAGAAAAACATAATATTTATTTAACTGCTGATTATGATTATGATAAATACAAATATATCTGTCGTTTTAGAAAAAATTTAGAAACTGGAGAACCAATAAGAAATGCTACAGAATTTTGTAGCCAACTAAGGAAAGTTGTCAATAAAGATCCAAGTAGATTAAAACTGATAGATGATATTTATAAAAAAAAATTCAGAGTAATAATTTTTTATAATTATGATTATGAATTAGATTTATTATTGTTTTATGCCAAAAGTAATAAAATACCAGTTGCTGAATGGAATGGACATAAACACCAACCTATTCCTGATTCTGGTAAATGGATATATTTGGTACAATATAATGCTGGTTCTGAAGGATGGAATTGTATTTTAACTGACACTATTATATTTTATAGCCTAAATTATAGTTTTAGACTAATGACTCAGGCAGCAGGTCGTATAGATAGAAGGAATACTCCATATAATCAATTATATTTTTATCATATAGCATCTAAAGCTAGAATAGATATGGCTATAACTAAATCATTAATAGCAAAAAAGAAATTTAATGAAACAAAATTTTGTGGAAAGATGGAGTTTAAAACTTCGTAATATTTACATGTACTATAGTAGGAGGGATGGAAAGATATATTAGATCTGTTCATTCCATAATCAAAAAGAAAAAATTCTTTTGTAAGGGCGTTGTTGCGACAGCGCTCTAGTTTTCTATATTTTTTGGAGGGCAATCTATGACAGAAGGAGAGTATCAAAGAGATTTAAGAGATAAAATAGAAACTCGAATTCCAGGCATTATCGTTTTAAAAAACGACCCAACTTATTTACAGGGCTTTCCTGATCTCCTACTACTTAAAGGTAGCAAATGGGCAGCATTGGAAGTAAAGAAAGATGAGAAAGCAAAGCACCAGCCAAATCAAGATACTTATATTCAAAAGTGTAAAGATATGGGAGCAGCTTATTCATCTTTTATATTTCCTCAAAATGAAAAGGAGATTTTAAATGATCTGGAACGAGCACTTAAACCTTAAAGGTTTGCATGCTGAACTATTAGGAGCTAGTCAGCATTCATGGTTAAATTACAGTGAAGAAAAATTAATAGATCGTTATATTGGATTAAAAGCTAAAGAAAAAGGAACAGAAATACATGAATTAGCAGAAAGATTAATAACACTTAATGAAAGACTTCCTAAAAAACAACGTACATTAAATATGTATGTAAATGATGCTATAGGTTTTAAAATGAGACCAGAACAAGTCTTATTTTATTCTACTAAATGTTTTGGGACAGCCGATTCGATAGCATTTAGAAATAATTTATTGAGAATACATGATTTGAAAACAGGAATAATTCCAGCGCATATGGAACAACTATATATCTATGATGCATTATTTTGCTTGGAGTATAAATACAAGCCAGGTGATATTAAATTTGAAAATAGGATTTATCAAAATAATGAAATATTTATAGCAACACCCGATGCAGATATTATTTTACCGATTATGGATAAAATTCAGACATTCTGCAAAATAATGGAAAAAATAGATGAGGAGACATAAGCCATGGATAGTTATTTAATTCACTATGGTACACCGCATGACGGATTAACTTCGCATTCAGGTAGATTTCCTTATGGGTCGGGTGAAGATCCATTTCAAAGAACAAAAGATGATGATATTTATGCGCAATATAAATTATTAAAAAAAGAAGGCCTTAGCGATAATGATATAGCTTCTAGATTAGGCTTATCCGTAAATGAATTTAGAGCTTATCGTTCCGTTGGCAAAGAAAGAGAACTTAATAGGCTAAGGATCGAAGTACGAAGTCGTGTTAAACATGGAGAAAGCAATGTATATATTGCTGAGCAATTAGGTATATCTGAAGGAACTGTAAGAAATTTAAGAAAAGAATTAGATGATATTAAATTAGGTAAAAATAGAGAAACAGCTAATATTTTAAAAGAAAATTTGGAAAAAACTGGCTATTTAGATGTATCTTCTGGTACTGAATTATATTTAAATGGCGTTTCCAAAGAAAGAATGAAAACAGCAGTGCAAATGCTTATCAATGAAGGCTATGTTGTTGAAAATATTTATGTTAAACAAGCAACAAATCCGGAAAATAGTACTACTGTTAAAGTATTAGCTAAACCTGGAACAACAAAAAATGATATTTATCAAAACATGGATAAGATTAGCATTATTGATCAAACAACATTTGATGACGGTGAAACGTATATTGAAACTAAACCTCCAGAATCATTGTCTTCAAAAAGAATCCAGGTTGTTTATGCCGATGAAGGTGGAAAAGCAAAAGATGGCGTAATCGAGCTTCGAAGAGGAGTAGATGATATTTCTCTTGGAAAAGCTAATTATGCGCAAGTAAGAATTAAAGTAGATGATGATTTATATATTAAAGGCATGGCTATGTATGCTGATGATCTACCTCCCGGGATCGATGTTAGAGTTAATAGCAATAAAAAATCAGGTACTCCTTTATCTGAAGTATTAAAGCCTTTAAAAAGAGATCCAGAAGATCCATCAAAAATTGATCAAGAAAATCCGTTTGGAGCTTATATTATGGCTGGTGGCCAAGTATATTATGATGATCCAAATGGAAAATATATTAATCCAGAAACTGGAAACAGAGCTAATATTTCTGTAGTTAATAAGTTAAGAGAAGAAGGAGATTGGGACAGATATTCAAAAAATTTAGCGTCTCAATTTTTATCCAAACAGCCACAAGAATTAATAAAAAAACAATTGGATATTTCTTTAAAAGAAAAGCAAATGGAATATAAAGAAATAATGGCTCTTGAACTTCCTGAATTAAAAAAAACATATTTGGAGTCATTTGCTGAAGATTGTGATGCTTCGGCTGTTCATTTAAAGGCAGCAGCTTTACCAAGACAGGCTTCAAAAGTTATTTTACCTATGGATTTTTTAAAAGATACAGAAGTATATGCGCCTGCTTATAATAATGGAGAACAAATTGCTTTAGTAAGATATCCGCATCAAGGAACTTTTGAAATACCTATATTAACTGTAAACAATAATAATAAAAGAGCTAAAGAAATATTACCAAAATCTTCTTTGGATGCTATAGGTATAAATAGCTCAGTTGCTGGTATATTGTCAGGTGCGGATTTTGATGGTGATACTGTTATTACATTTCCCATTAATGATAAGGTTAAAATCAGAGGAAGATATAACGAAAATACATATCCTAGTTGTATAAAAAATCTTAAAGATTTTGACCCTAAAGAATCATTTCCTGGATATCCAGGCATGCATGTTATGGATAATGGTTCAACAAGCGGACCTGAAAAAGCTGTAGAAATGGGAAAAATATCGAATCTTATTACAGATATGACATTACAAGGTGCGCCGCCAGAAGATATTGCTAGAGCAGTTAAGCATTCAATGGTTGTTATTGATTCTCCTAAACATAAACTAGATTATAAAGCATCAGAAAGAGAAAATGGTATTTTGGCTTTGAAAAAAAAATATCAAGGTTCTGAAAATGCTGGTGCATCTACTTTAATTTCCAAAGCAAAAGGTATAGCTTATGTTGACGAACGAAAAAGAGGAGCATATTTTAATCCAAATACCGGAACATTTTTTGAAGGAACTCCGACAAAAGAAGAAAAAAAATATTTAGGTTTAAAATATGTTGAAATTGATCCAGAAACAGGAAAAAAACTATATCGTGAAACAGGAAGAACTTATAATAAACCTATAAAGCAGAAGCATATTAAAAAAGACGAAAATGGTAATGACATTTTAGATAAAAATGGAAAACCAGTAGAAGTAATGTCATTTTTGTTGGATGAAGAAACAGGTAAAAGAGTATATGGCAATAAAGAATATATTGCTAAAACTAAATTAACTAAAATGGGCAAAGCAGAAAATGCATATGAGTTATCTTCAGGCTTTGCTATTGAAAATATGTATGCAGATTATGCTAATGCTTTAAAAAAACTAGGCAATGAAGCACGGAAATCATATTTAAATGTGGAATCAACAAAGGTTAATCCTGCTGCTAAAGAAAAATATGCTAATGAAGTGGCATCGCTCAATGGTAAATTAAGAATGGCACAAATGAATGCGCCCAAAGAAAGAAAAGCGCAATTAGTAGCAGCTTCTAAAGTGACCCAGTTAAAAAGAAAGCATAGGGAAATAAACGAGTACGATAAGGATTCAATGGAAAAGCTAGCTAAGTATGCACAAAAATCTTTATCTGAAGCAAGAGGCAAGTACGGTGCTAATAAAAAAAGCGTCTATGTCAATATTACAGAAAAAGAAATGGAAGCGATTAAAGCTGGCGCTGTTTCTTCAGCAACATTATATGGAATTATTAATAACACAGATAAAGATAAACTTAGAGAATTAGTAACCCCTAAAAATAATAAAAAGCTTAATGACTCTAGAATTAATTTAATAAAGCAATTAGATGACAGAGGCTATACATTAAGTGAAATTGCAGATAAAATGGGTATTTCTACAAGTACAGTCTCTAAGTATATCAGATCATCTTAGAGAAAGGGATAAAATATGGATAATAATACTGTACATATGCTTACAACAATAGACAATCCTTATAATCCTTTTACTCAATTTGATCGGTGGAATCAATTTGATACGTTTAAAGGTTACAATACTTTGTCTTATTTAGGCAGAGTTGTTGATTATGATGGTTGTTTAACAGAAAAAGAAAAGCATCTAGAAAGAGAATCGGCTATAGATAGAATAGTACTTTCGGACCCCAGTGGTATCTATATTAAAGTTACACAAGATGAAGAAATTAAACCTATAGAATTAGATTCTAAACTTATTAATGAATAAAAATTTTTCTATATGCTTTACCTGATTTAAAATTAAAAAGTTTTGCAATAATAGTATAGCTCTAGTACCCATTGATTAAAAAAGTTTTTAAAGTTTTTAATTCTTAATAAAAATTTAAAGTTCAAAGCTTTAAACAAAAAACATTAAAGTTAAAAACAAATACTTGTGATACATTGTTGGGCTCAGGGTGTATATAATGTAAAAACCATAGGGGGGGGTCATAATAATAACAGCCCCCCTCGTTTT